TATGCTCTACGTAAATCAGCGAGACCTTCGTTTGTCGAACCTATTAGCTCAAATCTATCTAGTATTTTATAAATTTCCATCAAACCGATCCTTTAACCAATCAAAGTCGTTTATTTTTTTAAGTGCTTCAATGTTACCGTTGTTAGCACTACCATAAGCCATTCCTGCTTTTGCACCCGAGATTGCATGTTCTCCAAATGCTTTGTCTTTGCCTATTGTTGTCCAAATTTTTAGCCTAAGTTCAGTTTCGTCGTCTTTTTGCCGATCAATTACTTTGCTAGATAGCTTACAACATTCTCTAAACGAACTACGCCATGTGCTGAATGCATCTACGTTAAATGCAGTAATGTTGGATATTTCTTTTACTGCTACAAACTTATCGCTTATGCTGGTGGTCATATCCGGTTTGTTAGTGTCCATGCTTTGTGTAAGCTGTGTTGGAAACAACTTTATGCCGCCATAGCCGTATATAAGTCCGTTGATTGGATTTTTGCTGCGCCATACGTGTACATGATTGTATTGCCATGCTGGCACCTGATAATCAAAGTTAAAACTTTCTACTATTTCTGCATCGCCGTCTACTATCCAAAACATCGGCGTGTTGCAGAGTTTGGCAGCAGCAATATGTGCCTGATGAATACCTTTTACACCATGTACACGCTTTGCAGTTGGTACTTTTTCCAATAACTTGGCATAATTTTCGTCAGCATTTGGTTCTTGATAACTGATAAAAACAATATCGTAAGTGTTTGGCATACTAGCAACAGTATTGTGTTCTTTTTTACCTGCAATAAATTTAAATTGCCATTCTCTAGCACTAATTTTCAAGTACTTACTACAAAGTATAACTCCGTCATGGTATTTGCCGTTTAAAAACACATGATTGATTCTTCTGTCGTATTGGTTGTGATGATCAATAGTCCAGTTAAAATCAAAACTAGTTTCCAAAGTTACTGTATTAGGAACTATCCAAAAAAGATCTTGCTTTGAAGTTTCAAGTGCCTGAACATATTGATCATATGTGTCGGCATAAAAAATTTCGTACGGCCTAGGATAACTAGCTACAATCTCAATTTCTTTTGTTATTTCATCAATACGCTTGATTTCTTCGCTTTCGCTACGTTCCATTATACTTCTCTATCTAAAAATTGTTTGCTGTTATCGCGAGCAGGATTTTGATACACAGTTTTAAAGAATCTACTGCCGCCCGCATCAAACGGTGTTTCCGCAATAGGAATGTTTAACTCATTGATTAGTAGCGCACCCATATCTTCAACACGGTCAGGAAGTTCTTCTTCTGTAATTGGTGCAATCTCTGTGTTGTAAAAATCGTTTAGATATTCAAAATCACGAACATTTACAAAGTCCCAGTCAGTACACATAGTACGCCATAGGCCTTCTCTTGCTCCGTAGATAGCCCACATGCCGTTTTCTACATCTGCACCTATCATAAGCCAAATGTATAAACGATGCAAGTTCTTCCAATGATTTTTATGAAAGTCTTCTATGTTTACACGCATACCTCTATCCAGTGCCATTTTGACACCTTCGCGGAAACCAGCACGCCATGCTTGCTTTGGACTAGCGTTGTTGTATATATCGCTGAATGTACCATTCATTTGGATGTATTCAGTGTTCCAACAAAAATCTACCTGTGCATGAATGTTGTCAGGATCGGCATTTTCGTGTGTACGCATATCCAACACGTATTCTTTAGGCCAGCATTTTAATCCGCCGTTGCCGTATGATAATCCGTTGATAGCATTTTTTGCAGTCCAACTGATTACTTTATTTGTTAAGTCGACGTTGGTATCAAAGTCAATGCTTTGGCTGAGAAAGTCGTCTCGTATTCTATTGTCGCCGTCAACTGTGATAAATCTGTCTGTTTCGCTTAAATTTGCCGCTGCTTTGTGAGCGCTGTCGCTGCCTTTTACTCCATGCACACGTTTTGCCCATGGCACTTTTTTACAAAGGTCTGCGTAATTTTGTTCAGCGTTGGGTTCGTCATAACTTAGATATACAATATCATAGTCAATAACCCTAAATGTTTTAGCCATCAATTACCTCATAAGCATATGTAGAGAACTTACGAACAGTATATATTGATAAAGACAATGTGTCAATTTCAAAGTCGTGATTAAACGGTACTATATATTCGTTGTCTTGTTTATTAAATTTTAAAAGTCTATAAAGTATATTAGGATCATGTTTTTTTGTAACACTGTAATATTGTGCTGTAGACATTTATCACCAAACTCTTCTTCTTGTGCAAATTCTGCATGGTAGCTGGCTGTTATGCTTCTACGCTGTAATGTTTTGGTATTTTCTAGCCAGCGTTCCCACCACTTAGTGCCAGGGCTTAGATTAGTGGTCATATGCAGACTTTGATATTCAACTTCGTTGTCGTTTGCATAATGCTCTATTATCTTATCAAAGTGTTTATACGCTGTAGGTTCGCCGCCACTGAAACTGAAGTGAAAATCAGTGAAGTTATTTGCACGGGCTTGTGCCTTGATACTATCCACTGTGTGTAAGTACAATTCTAAATCTTGGTGGTCGGGGGTACTAGATCTAGCGTAAGGCCAGCAATAACTGCACGAATAATTACAAAATCTAGCCAAGATCCACGAAACTGTAAAAAGACGACCTTTTAGCATAGTCTCTTGCCCAAATTCTGTTATATCATTCCAGGGTATTTTTTGAAAACTGTTCATACATCCAATCAAAATCGTTTATTAGTTTAAGTGCTTCTGTATTAATTTTATTTTTTACGCCGTATTCAAAACCTGCGTTGGCACCAGCAATTGCATATTTGCCGAACGGCCTGTTTTCTCCTACAGTTTTCCAGGCAAGTAATCTTTCTTCAGTTTCTATATTATTTTGTCGATCTATAATCTTACTAGACAATTTGACACATTCTCTAAACGCACTACGCCATGCACTAAACGAATCCGTGTTAAATGCAGTAATGTTAGATATTTTTGACATAGATTTAAATTTATTTGTAATACTAGTAGTCATGTCAGGTTTTGATGTATCCATATCAATAGCAAGATGTCTAGGAAATAATTTTACACCACCGTAGCCGTACACTAAATCATTTACGGGATTTTGACTTCTCCATACATGAACAGCGTCTTGATCCCAGTCTGATACTAGATAGTCAAAGTTAAAGTCGTCGACTATTAATGCATCAGCATCAACGATCCAAAACATTTTAGTAAAGCAACGCTTTGCTGCGGCAATGTGTGCTTGATGTATACCTTTGACGCCGTGGACACGTTTTACTGATGGAAATCTAGCCTTTAGGGCAGCGTAGTTAGCATCTGCGTTAGGTTCTCGATAACTTATGAATACAATATCATACATACTTAATTATAACAATCCTATCTTTTTCATTTCTTTCTCTAATACGTCTGCCCATATTTCATGACCGTTTTCTAAATAGTGATACCATCTATCGCCATCTCTTGGATCTAATTTATATTTGTGTTGTAACGACTGAAAATAACTGTCCTCTGAACTGAACGGCAATCTGTAATAAAGATCGTTCTCTACTTCTTTAAATCCTGTCAAATCAACTGTGTTATCATTAAAGAAATTAGTAGGATCATTATTAGGATAGTTAATTCCGTCTATTGCATTAAAGGCGTAGTATTTGATACCTTTGTTACGAAGATAACCCGACAGCAACTGATGTCTTACTACATGAGCATTACATAAAACATCATAATCTACAAATCTTGTCCATAACTTATAAAATTTTCTAATATCACTGGTTGCATAGGTTTTCCAATCTTTAGCAAGGTGTTGATTAAGTGTCCATCCCCAATATGTATTGTTTTGAATTACATAATCTCTCGAAAAACTAGACCATCCTATTAGTACTATTATATCTTCTGGAAGAATACCTGTTGCAGTAAGCCTATTGATATTTTTTACAATACTTGATTCGATTAATCTATTTGAGGCGCCAACAGATGCTATGTTTACCATCTGCATATTATTTCTTACTGCTATCTTATTACCGAAACATTTCTCTAAATTTTTTGGATCTTCTCTACCAGATCCTACACTCATTATTTCTGATCCGCACGAATGACTACATCCAGCAACTAATAATATTTTTGACATCATTTAATTTCCTTTGATAATAAAATATCCGCAGCACAGTGACATTCATTTTTATTACATATTATACTGGTTGTTGGCCAATCTACACTGGTATTTATATTTCCAATATTGCCGCCGACTGCACAATTGCCTCGATGTACTCTGCCGTCGTAATGTACAAACAGACTTTCTAATCCTACATTACAAGTCCATCCTTCAAAATTAGTGTTTTGTGAGTTTGTTAACCCACTTACAAACTCGTATGAGAAGTCTTCTTTAGTATTTGATACATCTACTATTTCTGATCGGATATTAATATTCCTGTAAGTAGAAGGTAATGTAGCCCATCGTTGAATTATCGGAGTTTCATTTAAAAGTTTATCTTGCTCTGCTGTGTAATTTATTACACAGAACGGGTCGCCAATTCCAAAATTATCTAAAATCCTTACAATTTCTAAAGAGATCATCAAATCACTATCCTTAAGCCTATTATAAAACGCTATGCATTTGTCCCAGTGATCAGGGTGCATCATTACACGAACTGTTACTCCGGTTAATTTTGAAGTTACTGCAATTTTTTCAAAAAATAGATCTTCATCGTTCTGTGTTAACATAAACTCAGGATGATAACTACAACCGATACTAGACATTTTAGACGCTATTTTGCCCCACCATTGTACTGATTTTGCTAAATTAGTCGTAAGTGTTACTGAGCCGCCTCGATCATAAATCAAATCTACCATTTCTTTAAAGAAAGGACTTATCGACGGCTCGCCGCCTGCTATACTAAAATGCAATTTACCGTATCGATCGAAACATTCATTGATAAACTCTTTAGCAGTATTCCATTCATAATGATGATTTTTTCCTGTATGCAAATCAGCAGGGCAATATGAACAACTATTTGTACATATATTATTAATTACCCAGGTTATTACTACAGAATCCGAAAGATTAATTATTTTATTATAATGTTTTCCGTTATAATTAATCAGTGCTGCTTTACTCATGCTAATGTATCCTTAAAAATTTGGTCTAACTGAGGAATAGACTCTTTGTAACTTACACCGCGATGCTTATCTAATACGTCTAGCGAATCTCTTAATAAAGTTAATTTCTTTATTGAATCGTTATTATTACACGGTATTGATAATTGATCGATTAGTAAATCAATTTTAATTTGTAATTCTGGAAACTGTTTTATCATACTACTATTATCGATATAATTTTGTAATTCATTAATAATAGGCTCACGAAATTTTTCAGGTATTATTGTAATTTCTTGGTGTGGAGGGTACGCTAGCAAATTAATGTTAAACGGCCATTCTTTATAATACGGATACAATTTTGATTGCTCGTCAATATACCATAACAATTTATGTATTTCAAATATATTAAATATACTTACAGTAGCGTTAACTAAAATTTTAATATTATTATGCTTCATATATTGTTTGGCTTCTTCAAAATTCTTTTGTATTTGGCTCCAGCGTGACGGGAATCTACTATACTCTTGTACTTCGCCTACTGCATCGATACTTGCAATCAATTCAAATTTCTTAAAATGTCTCATAGATTTGAGAAACTTTGCATTAAGATTAGTAAAATTGCTGCTAACAAATACTGTAATATTTTTAGCATAGTCATTAGTTACACAATATTCAATCATCTTATGTACTACCGGATTAAGTGTAGGCTCGCCGCCTGCAAAACTTAATACTTCAATTTTAGGGAGAAACATCTCAACTTCTTTCCAAAACTTTACCGACTCGGCCCAATCCGCCGTTGATACTTGTTCGAGCGGAAATCCTGCTTCCCAAATACCTGGTTTGTCAATCTTTCGAAAGAATGAGCCTCCTTTGGTTTCGATGCCAGAGTCTTTGCTCAAAGCTATAAATTCTTTTTCGATCTGCGACGAATCATAAGAGTTACATATTAAACATTTTAGATTACACAAGTTACTTGGTTTTAATTCAAGTTTTATTGGAGTATGAATTGCTATGCCACTATTGTCTAATGTATCTTTAACTAATTGAAGTTTATCTCTATCGTTGCTATATTCTTTAATACTGCGCTGTCTCATACTAGACTTACCGTCTCGATAACAAGTAGAGCAGCCGCCTACTTTCTTTTCGCTAGCAACATCAATTCGAACACGCTGTACTAAATCATTATTCCAAAAAGTACGTATTGTATTGTCATTGCTTATTCTTTCTTGATCGTAGAAACCTTGAGTAGTAAAGTCATTCCAGTAACAACAAGGAAATACTGCGCCGTTTGGACGAGTGCTTATTTCTAAAAACGGATAGAAACAAAATGTTTCACTATCTAGAATTGCTTCGCGTAACTTATCTAATTCATCCATTCATCATCTCTCTGTATACTGTACAATTATTTTAGATTTTTTTATCGTGCTTTTCAACTTCTTCTTTTACATAAAGCATTTCGGGCACAGTTGCATACATATTTTCGTTTCTAAGTTTATCCATTATTTCGGTATCTTTAACAAATTTTCTAGCAAACTCGAGATCAAACGGTTTAGTTAGTTCATGTAAGATATGCTCTAAACGATGTCTAATTGATGTATTATATTTCTTATCGTGATCAGCAATAAAATTATTTAATTTAATTATTGTTTCTTTTTTAAACCAATCTGGTAAAATTCTAACATTATATTTTTCAGGACGATCGAGATAATTTAAAAAGAAGTTAGTATAGTTATAACCTAACTTCTCATCTTTTTTAACAACACCAAGTTCTATTAGTCTCTCAACAATTTCTGGTATTCTAAATACATTCCAGGCACCTGTAGTAATTCCAGGACGAACAACAATATTATCCAATGTAGTCATTTCTTTTAAATTTTCCTCTACCTTGGCCCAATCAGTGCCAGCACGTATTAGTTCTGCGCGGTTATCAATCTCGTCTAAACTAGTCCATACTTCAATTTTGCCAGGTTCCCATTGTTTCCAATAATCTAATACACTTTTTCCTTTGTATGTTAACTTAGATGTATTTGTGTTATAACATATTTTAACGTCAAATCTTTTAGCTTTTACTAACATTTCAAGGATATACCAATGTTCTGGCATTAGTAGTGGTTCACCGCCAGCAAAGTAAATCTTTTCTACTTCGCCTACTTGACTCTCGAGAAATTTGTAGTTATCTAGACCATCAATTTCGTCAGTAGTAACTACTTTTTGCCAGTCTTCTACAGGCCAATTTAATTTTTTAGCATCGGGTAACCAGCTAGAACTATAAACTGGGCCGCACGAACGGCACTTAAAATTACAGAGATTACTGAATCTAAAGTCCCAATATTTTAATTTCATTTCTGTAACAGTACCATCTGCTAGTGTAGTTTCAGGTATTCTATCAATCACATGAGGAAACTCTCTCAGATGAAAGATTCTACTACTGTCCCCTGTAATAGGTTCTCGGTCAGTACAAGTCTTACAATAATTAGGAATTTCTCCGTTCAGCATATCAACTCGGAGTTTTTTCATCCTGTCGCTGTTCCAAATATCTTCAAATTTATCTGTTTTGATATTTCCTAAATTTGCAGATTCATGTTGTGACGTCAAACAACAGGGAATAATTTTACCATTAGGTTCTAATGCCATATGCATCCATGGAACTGGGCAAATAGAACAGTTTGCCTTTTTAACATCTTCTTTTGTATATGCTGTCATAATTTTATTCCTACTTATTAAGTGATATTATTCTATAAGATTCGTTGCTCATTGTTGATCCATTAAAAACCCAGCTTTTAGTCTTGCTGGACTTTGGTATGTATGCTTATAAAATTTACTTGCTTCAGCGTCTAGTGGTACAGTTGGAACAGGAATATCAATATAACTCTTAATAAGTTTGCCTAGCTTTTTAATTTCTTCTATTAGATTGTCCTCTGAAACTGTTTCAGTTGTTTCATTCCAGTAGTTATTTAGATAATCAAAATCTCTAACATTTACAAAATCCCAATCTGTAAACATTGTGAGGAAGAATCCTTTTCTAGCACCATATATTGACCAAAGGCCGTTGTTAGCATCTGCACCTACTGTCATCCATATATATGCTCTATGTAGATTGCGCCAATCGTTCTTAAAAAAGTCTTCTACAGCAGCAGGACGTGCTCCTCTGTCAAGACACATTTTTACGCCTTCGCGGAAACCAGCACGCCATGCTTGTTGAGGAGTAGCATTGTTCATAATTTTACTAAAACATTTTTCTATTTGGATATATTGAACATCCCAACAAAAGTCAACCTGCGCATGTTTATTATTAGGATCTGCTGCTTCATGAGTACGCATGTCTAGAACATACTTTTTAGGCCAACATTTTAAACCGCCGTTTCCGTAGATTAATCCATTTACTTGATTATTTGCAGCCCAGCTAATTACGCAATGTCCTAGGTCTTCGTTTTGAGCTAGGTCAATTTCTTGCTGTAAAAAAGTAGGATCTATAATATTGTCGCCATCGACAGTAATAAAGCGATCAGTTTCTGATAATTCAGCACAAGCCTTGTGTGCTGCATCTGATCCTTTAACCCCGTGGACACGTTTTGCCCACGGAACCTTTTGACATAGGTCAGCATAATTACGCTCTGCGTTTGGCTCGTCATAGCTTAGATAGATCATATCATAGTCTATTACTTTTAATTTGTTAGTCATTGCGTGACCTTATAGCTGTATGATTTAAAATATTTATTTGTGTATATACTTACTTCTCTTTGTTCGAATTCGAAGTCAAACTTGAAAGGTATTATTATAGAATTTTCTATTGCATTTCCTAATTCTATATATAAAGTTCTGTATAAAATATTTGGATCATCTTTTTTAGTAACACTTAACAGTATTTTATCGTGTGATGAAAGATTATTAGATCTTGTAAACTGAATAGTTTCATTACTTATTGATACTTTCCATGTGTTAGTGATAAAGTCTTGTTTAATTATTAAATCTGAAATTTCTAAATCTTCTTTTGGAATTTTATACAAAACTTTATCGTATAGAAATACAGTGTTACCTTCGTGTATATTTTTTAATATAACTAATTTAGTAACTATGTCATAAGAAACTTTATAATCAGCGGTCTTTTTTTCTCCTGTTAATAAATCTTTAACTTCTTTATGATCAAGTTCTAAGATTTCATAATTAGAATCTTCTTTTCTAGGAGAAATTTTGTGAATTTCTCCAGACTTTTTATCATAATAAACATAAGAAATGTCAGCAGTTTGTGCATCTATTTTTATCTTTTCAAAAAGACTTTTTAAACTATTTGACATTTAGTTTTTTCCTGTACTTCAATTTCGCATTAATAGTATCGATAAAATCTTTTTCTGTATAATGAAAAATGCCGTGCTGTTGATGATTGCCTATTTTTAAGACACAGTCGGCATCGAGATATGCGCTGATATTTCGTTGCCAATTATTAGAAGACAATTCCCAATTTTGTATTTTAGATTTCATATGTACAAAGGTCGGAGTTGTTATGTTTGGATTGACTATTTGATGTTCGCAGTCTAGTATTTTTGCTACAATTGCTGTACATACGTCCATGCTTATAAATTCAGGACAATCGGCTTTGAGAAAGATTTTATAAAATTCTTGCCAGTTTTTTACTACTATTTCTAGTTGTGCAAAAAATTCTTGTGCAAAGTCACTCTTTTTAAAGTAATATACACCAGTGTACAAGTTAGATAGATTGTTGTTTACAAAAGTTTTTCTATAATAGTCACTTGTAACTGTTTCGCCTCGATAAGTCAGCACTGAAGATGTAAAGAATAAATTATAATTTTCTAAAAATTTCCACCAATGCGATATGTCTTCCAATACCAACATATCAGTATCCATAACTATAGTTTCGTTGTATGGAGTTGCATGATACACTTTCCAACGATTTTCTATTTTCCAATCTGAAGCTGCTGATAGGTCGTCCCAAGGAATTTCTATAATTTTATCAAACAACACTGCGTCTTTTTTTGTAATTTTTTCATTTGTAATTATAGATATAGGCAGATCAGGATTGGTTAATTTTAGACTGAGTGCAAGAACTACTGCTTGATCTATGTAATTTACTTTATAATTATTTTGAGCTAGAACTAATACTCCTTTAGTCATTCACAATCTCTCCTTGATTGTCTATTACTCTCTGCAAACTTAATTTATTCATAACATGTACATTTAAAGAATCAGTTTTAAGCAAAGTATATTCTCCAGGACCATCTTTTTTCCCTACTAAAAAAGTCATAGCAGTGTTGTTATGTTTGATTAACAGATCTTTGTCAGTTGTATAGTATTTTTTTCCAGGTAATTTTTTAGCAAAAGAACCCGTTTGAAACCCATTCATTATGTGAATTGCTATACTGAATACGTAGTCGTTGCGATAGATTGAAGAAGGGAGCCTGTACACTCGCACATAGTGATCCCACTCTTGTCGAACGTGTTTTACTAAGTCAAAGAAAGTTTTGTTGTTGTGTGTTTTTGTAAAATACACAACTGTGGCCCAATAGAAATCAACGCTGGTATCACTTACCTGTTTAAATTCTACAGTATTTCTAACTTGCGATAACTCATATGCATCCTTATACAGCATAAACTCATTAGAACTGTCAAATACATTTTTTAATAGACTGTTGTTTATAATAAAATCTGTATCCATTAAAAGTGTTTGGTCATAAGGAGAAAGATCATAAGCATCAACTCGGGTGCCGTTTTGCCACTGAACTGTTTTTTGACTGTATTCTCCGTCAAATAGTATTCGACGATTTTTATCGTCAGTATCGTTTACAGCAATAATTTTATCAAACACAGAAGCGTCAAAGCAATCTGTTGCGTAACCAGGACTGTTGGTTACTAGGCTAACAGGCACTTCTAAATATTTCTTTATTCTTTTTGCTAGGTATACAGACTGTTTTACATAATCAATTTGACTGTTGTTATTAGCAATTAAAAGTACGCCTTTACTCATGGTCAATTAATTTTTCAACACTTCTATTTGATTTTAATTTATTATACTCTGCGTGATAAGTGTTTAATGCATTAAAATACTGATCTTGTATGTCTTCTAAGAATTGAGTCAAATCAATAACTTCTACAGGTATTTCATTATCATCAACAAAAATAACATTTTCAGTATTGTCTTTTTCTACTAGCCAATTAACATAGTTAATCAGCGTTGTATTAATTGTAAATTGGCAACCTTTATAAAAGTAAACAAGACTTTCATTAAACTGTTCCTGTAAGACTCTGCGTTGATTTGACAGTGTCTGCATGTAATTCGCAAAGTCTAATGCTTTTTCAAGACGTTCGTCCATATATATCTCCTAGTTCGTTAAAGTATATATGAAAAACTGTGTAAAGTCAAGCAGTTATTGACTAAAGCGTACTGATATTTGTGCCTGTAGGTAAATCCGCTGAAGGTATAACTACTGTATCTACTACAGTTCCGTTAACTGTTACCGATCCGTCTGGCTGTAATAATCTAAGTGCGCTGGTAAAGTCACCTAGTACTGATTCGTCGATACCAAAGGTTCTGTTGTTAGGCCGGCCATCTACAAAATCTATCTTAAATTGTATTTCTCTATCATTAAGCTGTAGTGCTGAGATGCGATAACGATTTCTAGCATAGGTTGCTCCGCCAGTCTGATCATAACATAGTTGATAAGTGCTAGTAAGATTATAATTACCAATCGAATAACTAGTACCTATTCCGTTATTTGATATAGTCTGATTGGCTTTAAAGCTGATAGTGCCCATAGCACTGAGTTGTGTTTGCCAGTCAACTGTTTTAGCTTGGCTTCCTGCATAATTTACAGAAGCATTAAATCTTACTTCGCCGCCAGAATTAAAAAATTGTCTACGTTGTAGTGCATCGTCAAACGTAACTTTTACAATATGTGTTATTGTACCGTTCCAGGCGCCGGTATTTGCGAAAGATCTTGTACTAGAAATCGGCGTGCCAACTGATGTTAACAAATTCAATTCGGCGGCCTGTGTTGCGGAATCTATTAAAAATCGATCTGTTTCTACGTTCGTGCCTAATGCTTCTAATGCTTGGATGTATGCTAATTCTATTTTGTCAGCACTAGGATTAGTGTCAAAACCGCCTTCGACAAACGGATCGATTGTTGTAGAAGAAACTCCAACTTGATGTACACGTAATCTTATAAGATCTATATAGAGATTTTCGTACTGTTCTGCGGTAACTTTATCAGTAGCTAAAGTATTAACGTCATAATCTCCTACAACAGCTACAGTAGAAAAGAGTTGTCCGTAGCCGTAATTAGGAAAAGACAAAGTAGAATCACCTAGTATTTTATTTACTAGGGTTCTTAAGGTGTTGTATCTACTAGCTGTTACAGGTATAGTTGTTGACATTTACAATTCTCTCAATGTATTTATAGTAATTATATACTAAGAGAATTTATTATGCAAGAGTTGAAGAGTTAAAGTACGACGGTGCTGCTACTTCTACATAATCGCCTGTTGCTCTGTAATGTCTTACAGTGCTTTCTAATCTGCCATCAACATTATTGTCTACGTTATTGTCTACAACTACATCGTTAAATTCAATTCTAAAAACAATTCTAGTATTTCCATCTAGTCTTGCTTTGATTGTATAGATGTTACCAGCGTAAATTGCACTGTAAGTACCAGATCCGATCTTTTGATAGATCACTTGTAAGCCGCCGTTTAGATCATAATTGCCTATGCTCGATCCGCCGCCTGTGGTAGATATAGTTGCGTTTGCTCCAAATTTTACTGTTCCTACCTGAGCACAAAGTTCTGCCCAGTCTAGTCCTTTGGGTTGACTAGCAACACTATTGTTGGCCTGAATCCAAATTTCGCTGCCTGTATTAAAAAAGTGGCGACGTTGATCTTCGTTAACAAAATTGATCTGTACTTCGTGTACAATTAATCCGTTCCAGGAAACTGTTCTAACGCTGCTTATGCCAGGTTCGATAGTAGCTTGACTGGGGTGTATTAGAAATTTATTTGCTTCGATCGTAGTCATTAAACGTTCAAAATCAGCAATACCTTTTTTATCACCATCAGCATCTATTTGTGTTTGACCTAGGTCGTTTACAAAAGAACTAGTTTCTTCAGCAACTACATTTAAATTTTCTATAACTTCAGCAATGCCTACGTCGCCTGGTCCAACTTGGTGTATCCTAGCACGAATCATATCAGCATACATATTATTTAAATCATCTGCTACAATAGTAGCGTTGCCGTCGTTGAGAACGTTAGCACTGGTTATGGTTTGCCCATAACCATTTTGTCCTGCACCATTTCCTAGAATAAGTTCAACTCGTGCCTGTAAGTTATTAAGTCGTGCTGCTGTGATTTCTGCCATGGTGGTTCCTTAAACTTTCAGTACACATTCTACTAGTTTTTCGCCCTCATCGCTGTTTGTTTCTAAAGCAACACCCACTAATCCGTTTGAAGCTATAGTTGACGCTACTCCATCTTTCCAAGCATATACAGCTTGACCTTTTGACACTGGTCCTACGATTCTAACAGGAACACGTCCTTTGAGACCAATTGCTTGCCCTTCGCAATCGCTGTTCATTAGGTAAGCAGGTTTATCTGAAATTACACCTATTGCTATATCACTAACTGTTGCTGCTCTTGTTTCAGCAGTGCCTCCTACTGTCATTACAGTTCCAACTGAATATTCTTGATCTGTTGTATACTTTTCTGCAAGGTCAGCGTAGCGAGCTTGTGTTGCGGTACCTTGGAATAGATTAGCAGCTAGATTTCCTGTTGCATCTCTCACTGCTACACTGTTGTTCGTTGCACTTACGCTGGCTGTGCGGAAATCTGATCCCACTCTTAAACTGGTTGCTCGACTTGCTTCTCCGACAAAGTTTACAGCATACACATCTTTCCAACGTATGCTTGAATTACCTAAGTCAAATGTATTGTCTGTATCTGGAATAAGTCCCACAGTGCTAGCTGTTACAACCGTTGTTAGTACACCGGCACTGTTAGTTGCTTTAATTTTAATTACACTGCTTTGACCTGTAACGTTTTGTAATACAGCTTGGTCGCCGTTTTCGATAATAAGTTGAAGATCTTGGCTATCACCCACAGTCAAGCCGGCTTCGCCAAATGTAACCACGCTGTCGAAACTTATGCCAGTTCTTCTAATATATTCTGCTGCTACAAAGCCGCCTAGTTTTTCTGCGTTTGAAGCAGTGCCCCAAAAATTAAAATCTCTACCTATTACACTAGTACTGTTAGTAATGCCTGCGTTGGCCAACTGTGTCCACTTTAAGGTAATACCTTTTTTAATTCTATCAAAACCTGTTATAGGAGTAGTTGCGTTAAGATCAAATTCGTTTGTGCTTACAACAAACACAATCTCGTCTTCGATAGTAGCAGCAATAATGCCTCGAGTAGCGCCTGTAGTGTCAAGTACTTCACGGCTTTGCATTTGTGTTACACCTTCGCCGGCATTTTGCGGGCCGATTAAGATATAACTAGTTCCATTAAATACATAAAGTTGATCGTTGCCGCTGTCCCACCAAAAATCACCTATTGCTAGTCCAGTAGGTTCTGTTGTAGCAATTTCTGATCCGCCTGTTGTACGAAATTTTGTTCCATCATAAAACTTTAACTTGCTGTTAGCAGTGTCAAACCAAATTTGGCCACCCAGGGGTCTTGCGGGCTGATTTGCTCCTGAAAAGTTTTCTAGTAGATAAAGGAAATTTTCATTTTGTATTTCGCCGTATCCAGCATAGTTTTTACCTATAAACTTTAGATCAGTTGTTTGATCTATTGTGCCGTCTTCGACCGCAGTTAGTAGTGTGTTGTTATATCTATCAATTTGATATGCCATTTAGTTTACCCCTAAACATTTATATTATTTATCGTTTTTACGAATATGTAGTAGTGCTCTGATATTGCCATACTGATCCAGTAGACTGGTACGTCATCATTGTTCTCGACGGTTCTAGCACAACTGTACCGCTAGCACCTTCGGGATCAAACACAATATCTTGTACTACTGATTCGTTTTGTGTTCCGTTTGAATCAACTGCTATCAGGCTGATATTTTTTACACTTTCAATGTCTACGCCTTCTACTGTTGCTCCAGCATAAGATGTTGTATGTATTCTTGCTATTTTACCTGTGTTAATACCTACAGGTGAATATAATTCAGTTAAAAAGCTGCCAACTGCTGTTTGAAGTGTTGCTCCAGCGCCTAAACCAGTGATGTCCATGCTAAAAACAATAGGTTCTATAGCAATTTGTGTATCTACATAAATCTTAGTAGCAGCATCTTGATTGTTTTCAGGATCAGCTAGACCTGTTATTTTTCTACTGTCTTGAATTGCAATATCACCGTTAGCAGTAATGTTAACACCGCTGGTTGCGGTAATATTCATAGCAGCGTTTGAACTGATGATTGTTCCATCAATACCAATACTGTCTACATTTAAATATAGCAGTGTACCAATCTCATCAAGATCTAATGCTTTTTGAACGTTAGTTAAGCTTGTATTTGTAATCTTATCAACTCCGCCTATTTTATATGTTTTAGCAGTGTCAGTTAAGTCTACATTAACGTTGGTGCTCCACGCATCTGTAGTGTTCTTCCAGGTCCATAGCTTTTGACCAACGTTACTAGTGTCAAGGATTAAACCAGCGTTGTCTGCATTAATTCCAGTTAGTGTTGAACCGGTTGATGTTTTGGCTATTTCGATATTTTTATCTTCTACTCTCAGAGTAGCGACATCAATACTAGTAGTAGCACCTTCTACTAGTAAATTGCCAGTCACACGTAAATCACCTTCGACGTCCAGTGTATACTGTGGAAGTCTATTTACATTGAATATACCAACTCTAGCAGTGCTTGCGTCAATGTATACACCATCTACTGTTAGAGCTCCGAAGGCACTACTGCGCACTCTAAGGCTAATGTCATGATCAGTTAGCTGATTTTCAAAGAAGAATCTTGGGCCTACAACTTTTTGAACATGGTTTTGAGATAGACCAACTGTTAGACCACCTGAGTTTTGTATAGTCAATGTTCCTGTTGTAATCCCGTTTGCGTTTGATGGTAGAAAACTGTCAGCTGTTCTAACTACGCCGCCTGCAGTGACCAACGCATTTGCTGAATCTGCTATACCTCTGTATTTAAAGTTAGCTTTGTCAATAATGTTAAATCCGGGGAATATAGTTCCGTTAGGATTAGTCGCTGTAACAAGTCCGCTGATTCTTTGACTAAAGATTGGAGTAAATTCGATATTACTAAACAGTCCAACTAGTTGATTGCCTACAAATAGATTAGCCACTGTTCTAGAACGGCTTTGTTCGTCTAGTATACTACCTATTTGAAAGCCGCTGACACCTTGTTGTTCGGTATATTGTGGACCAACCAGTATAAGATCAGTTCCATCAAAAGCATACAGTTGATTTCTTAGATTGTCAATCCAGAGATCACCTGCAACCATCTGAGGGCGAGTTGATTGTACAAATGGTCCGCCGCTTGCTTTCCATACTGTACCGTCATATACTTTGAGTCTTTGGTCATTGGTGTCCCACCATAGCTGACCAGTTAACGGATTGCTAGGGGCCGCAGTGTTAGCAAAGTTTTCTAATAATTTAATAAAGTTTTCGTTAAAAAATTCACCGTAGCCTGTGTAGTTTCTGCCAACCAACACAAGATTAGTGCTGTTGGTATCGATTTGGCCGTCGATCAAATCAGTTAACAGTGTCCCGTCAGTCTTGTTTAGTTGATAACTCATGTTTCTGTTCCAGTATAGATAATATAATTCACAGCTAGGTATGGGTTCATTACGCTTAGAGGATCTCCTAGAGAACCAGTTGTTTGTACACCGCCGCTGGACGCAAGACCCTGTGTACCGCCAAGACCAGGTTCGATAGTTAATGTTACAGCATTGTCATCAACTGGTTCACCGGAGCCAGCACGTATACCGTAGAACTGTGTTCCGCTTTCGCCTTCTAGATCGTGCTCGTGTTCTGGTAAGTTGTTAACCCCTACTGTTGTAGTTTCGCTACCTGCGTTTCCGCCTATAGCATCAGCAGCAATGTTAGTAACTCTGTTAGCACTTGGCCCACCTAGATTATCAAGACCTAACGGAACTCTGCCTCTCATGTCAGGCAATGCAAAAGTGTTAACTCCACTGTCACTTAGTAGAGACGGGTCTCTAAAGTTGAATCTAATTGCTTCGAATAATAGAGTATAGTCTGATTTAAAAACTTCTGATCCGTCACAGAGTAGCCAACCTGCGGGGGCAGTTTCTCCTCCAAAGGGCATCATAGCACCAGCTGGAATAAGCGGAATGCTTTTTAAGAAGTTGCGTTTGGTAATTTTGTAAACACCAGTTTCGCCGATTACTCTATTGATAAGGATTTCATCAGCATTATTAGCATCAAATATTGTTTCTTTGTTTGATATAAAGCTGTTGGCAATTCTCACGTCAAAAGTTTTTGTAGTTCCGCCGGTTTGACCATCAAACGCAAAGCTGGTATTTTCTACGTCGCCGCTTACACCAAAAGTTGTAGCACTGGCCAATCTGTCTGCTGATCCTGCTCTACCGCTGACTGTACCGCTTACGTTGCCTTGTAGATTACCAAAGAAAGTCTGAGCATACACTTGATCGTAACGAAGATTAGTAGCACCTATGTTCCTTGTAACATTTTGATCAGGAACAATGTTTCCTGATATAATCGTGCCGCCGACATCAAGGTCTGCACCTATATATGCGTTTAGTGCTACAGCTAGGCCGCCTTGGGTAACAATCGACCCTGTGCTGATATTAGAACTGTTAACTGTACTTTCAACTCTTAGTACACCTGTTTGAGGTTCGCCTGTTTTTGATGATATCTTAATGTTGCCTCTAATATCAAGGGCTTCTTCAGGCGCAGCATTGTTAATACCTACTAGGCCAGCACTGTCAATTCTCAGTATAGTAGGTGTGCTGGTTCCACTTCTTAAACGGAAATCAATATTTGATCCGCTGGTATTGTGTTGTATAACCCCAGCTTCGCCATCTATACCAATACTAAGCTGCCCGCCTGTGCCTATTTTTAAACCTTCGTTGTTTTTAATTCTAAGATCAAAGTCTGTAGATGAGCTAGCATTGCCTCTTAAAAAGTTACTAGCAGGAATAGTCTGACCTGCAACTACTAGGTTTTCTGCTTTTTCCGCAGTGCCCCAGTATTTTAGAACATTTGTGCCTACCAATGCTTCAGCACTGATATTCATGCCTGGATTAACACCGCTTCTAAAACCTGGTATTGCTGTTTTAGGAACAAACTGTTGCGCACTGATTATTATAGCAGTTTGATCTTGTATTTTTATCGAAAGCACATTATATGTTTGATCATCCGTACCCACTATCGATTCGGCTTGTGCTCCAGTTAGTAGTCCATCGCTAAATTCTGGGCCGACCAGTACCCAACTTGTACCAGTAAACAGATATAGCTGCTGACTTTCAGTGTTTACCCAGAGATCGCCTGCGTTTGAATTTGCTACAGCAGGTTCTGCGTTGGCTTTTTTAAGACCACCTGATGCGACCCAATTAGTGCCATCATATATTTTTAATTGATCTACACCTAAGCTGGTATCATACCATAGTTGTCCTTCTACTGGACGCTGTGGTGCAGTAGAATTAGCAAAGTTTTCTAAAAGATGTAAAAAGTTTTCAGCAAACACCTGTCCATAGCCTGTGTAGTTTCTTCCTACAAATACTATACTGGTTTCATCATTAATTGTACCGTCTTCAACAGTAATAATGCCTTTGTTAACAAAGTCGGTATATTTAATTTCGTATGCCATTATCTATCCCTTACCCTGCTAAACTCTGTACTCGTACGGTATAATCTATCTGTATCAATCTGTTCAGTGACTTTTGTACAGGGTGGAAAATAACGTGAGTTAAAAGTCTGCCTGTAGCGTCTGGGTTATAACTACGCAGGCCCAGTTCATCAAATACAAACGCATCATCAGCATTGGTAGCTGTGTCAAATGCCTGTTGACCATTGGGTTCGCCATAGTCTAACAAACAGCTAACAAGAATGTCAGTATAATTTGTGCCGCTTACATGACGTGTTTCAATTTTGTTGCGAGCGGAATCAGTGTTGTTTACGCTGCGATCATCTACAATCTTAGTATAGGTTTGATTGTACAGGCTAGCATTAGTACCAGTTGAGTTTGGTGTAAGATATGTAATCACACCAGTTTGGTCTACAGTAGTTCCGCCGTTACCAAAGCTCATTTCGTATATAAACCCTTGGCCAGCGTTGCTCAAGCTTTCAGCAAGAGCAATACTCATATTTTCATAATGAATGGCATTTCTTTTGTCAATATAGACATGATTAGTTGTAGGATCGAATATCTTAATATGACCTTGTATTCTTACACCATTGTTGTCTTGCATGTTTCCGCTCATTGTTTTTCCTATACTGTATTTATTCTGGTAGCTCAGTTGTTCCAGCACGTAAGAATCTTGCTATGCTATTTTCAGCAGTTGACAGTGATTCTCCCAGTCTAGTCCAAGTTTGTCCTATTTTTTTGACCACTGTGATTCTAGTTTCGTTTGCAGGAATTGTCGAAGTACCTAATGCTGTAGAATTACCATTTTCGTCTAAGTAAACGTCAGTAACTTCGAGTTGGATGTCTTGGATATTTCTAGCAGCAATTTGTGCAGATGTATACAACTCCGATACTGGTATTGTTAATATGTCGCCGACTTTATAATTAAATCCGCGATTTGTTGCTCTACTTACAGAAACTACTCCATTAGTTAGTGTAACATCAAACTTAGCAAATAATCCAGAACCGCCGGCTGCACTTATAGTATATATTGTAGGTTGTATAATGCCCGAGTCGTCTTTGTAAGTACGAGTATCAAGCACTGGATCTAATTGATATTTTTCTGTATCAATTATTGTATAAGAATTATTCTTTTCGATAAACTCGTTTATCGGGTCAACTCCAAATTCTTTCAGTGCTATTGTATCGCCTTTCGGACTATCAAGTGCTATAGTAGCATTAAACACGTCTAGTGATGTTTTTCGCAGGCGTGTGCCGCTACTAAACACTTCTATATTATTGTCTGTTATAGTAAATCCAGGCACAAATGTATTTGTTACCTTAATAATATCGTTATCTGTTGTTTGTTCGTTATATACCAGTGTCTGATCCTTGTATGGAACAGTCTTGCTAGCATTTTGATCAAACAGTTTTTCAGCCGCAGGATGAACTACAGGAGTACCTGTGCCCAGTGTACCTCTGCGCAACTGACGCAGTGTATTTCCTTCTTTTACAAAGTATTCAATACGTTCGCTGTTGATCCAAACGATGCCGGGCAAGTTGCCGCCTTTGTTTGGTTCTGCTAGATCTGTTCCGTCTACTACTTCAATTCTTAGATCATAATAGTTTAATGGTTGTGCAAGTGCTGTTGTTGCAGTGTCGAGACGCTTGAAGTGTGTACGATTCAGCATATCCTTAAACTGTCTGTAGGCAAATCTTGGCGCATTTACAGGCATAGTAAAATGTATTATGTCAATGACATCATTTGCCGCTGGCAGACGTACTAGTCTAACCTTGGTTCTATCATCAGTTACATAATAATCAACGCTGGGTGTTAATAGTTCTCCATTTACAGCTACCCAAACATACTCTGCATCAACAGCAGGTGTTCTCAGTGCTATTTCGCCCACTGTTAATCTATTGTATGTAACATATTGTACATCTTCAGGTATTAGTGTAGTTCTAGCAACTACATCATAGTTTATTCTTTCAATTCCTAGTACGTTGTGATTGCTAAATTGATAAATTTCTACTGTAGTGCTGTTAGTCGGAGCAGTGTTTAGTATAACAGTCTTGTTTGAAATTCTGTAGTCACCATCTGTAATCACATAGACCTCAACAAAGTCGCCTGGAGCACCAACTTCATCTGCTAGTATAATGCTGCTGTTGGCAATTTCTAAACGCCACTGTACTGGAGACACAATTTCAACTCCGTTAAGGAATACACTAACATCCTCAACTCCCAGCGATCCCACTGGTTGTTGGAATGTTTCAAGCGCAAACTCTCTTTCACTTAGTTGAGAAATTGTAAATTGCTTGTTATATCCAGCGTTTAGTATAGTGTTGCCGACTTTAACTAAGATGTTGTGTTCATTTGGCAGAGCATAGAACGGTGCAGACAACAGTTCAAATTGTGTATCTGTACCATTGGCAACGAACGTGTCTTTTGATACTTGACTATAGTTTATTTCTGTGTTAGTATTAAATATAACCCAGTATATAGTCTTATCTGCTGTGGTAGGAGTATCAAATCTAAATGTTGCTCTATTATCGTCCTCAAACAGTGTAACAGTTTCAGCTTCTCCGTCAACAGTTACATAGACGCTGGCAGTGTCGACCCATTCTACACTAGTTTTGTAGTCAGTTTGACCTTCCACAGATGTAAAGAATCCGTAGTCCATAATATCCTGTGTACCAAGACCCATTGTGAGAATGTTTAGTTCTACGCCGTCAACTGGGTTAAGAATAGTTACAGTGTTGTCGGTCCAGTCTATAGTATATTCATCGTCTGCTAGGATTTCGTTGTCTAGTTTTACAAATACACTGTCGGCGTTGCCGGGTGTTGTGCCCAGTGCGTACTGTGTTATGCTTGCGTCCATAATATAGCTTTGGCTATATATGGTGCCTTGACCACCGCTTTCTCTAGTGTAAACTTTGATGTCAAGTGTATCAAGTACTTGGCCTGGGACTAGTTCTTCTGGGCCGCTGCTGGTTGTAGGTGTTACAAAGCCATCACCGTCTACTATGATTTCTTCTGGGTTCAGACCTTTGGCAGTTTGGTATGACAGGTCACCGCCTGACAGTGCTACATCATAACTCAACGGATCAGGAATAACACTACCATCGCTGGTAATTTTTCTAACAATTAGAATATCACCATCTAGTAGCGATATACCTCTGTCATCAAGGTCTATAATTTTAGTAACGCCATCGCCTGTGATACTGTTGGTAATTGCTGTTGGATTTACGGGTGTGCCTAGGTCGTAGTCAGGGTCGTCAAGTCTTACACCATTTTTATAGATGTTGTAAACTATGCCATTTTCTAGAACATTGGTCAATTCTACAGCAATAGTAGAACCGTCGGCTATGAATACTTCATCTTCAAACGTGTTGTCAAAAGTATCCCAAGTATCTGTATACCATCCTTGACTGTCCCAGCCGCTTGGTCCGCCGAAATCAAATCCGCGCACTTCAACTCCGCCATAGTCTACACCACTCATAAGCTGTGCTAGATCGTTGCCCAACATACCTGCTACTGGTGTATAGGCGAATTTGATTCTATCTTCCGCACTCAACATGCTGAGAGGTCTGTAGTATCCGACTGTGATGGTTGCTTCATTTGCAGGAGGACGAGTAAACGTTATACGACCTTTTTGATAGGAATATCCGTCTGTAATTTTCTGTGTGCCTGGGCCTGCTGCGCTGTTTACATCGCCATAATTAAACTCTTTAGCAAGTGTTTCAGCAGTTGGTATATAATCGACATTGCTGTAGGTATATTGACTTCTTAATTGTTCTACTCCGTTGACAGATATCTTGACTTTTCTGTTGTCAAGATCCATTGGCCATTCTAGATTAAACACTGTGTTGATGTTTGTTCCTGAGAATGTTTCTGTTTCTGCTAGATCTTCAAAAGTGTAAACTCCTGCTGTTCTATCAAACTTGATTCTGATGCTGGGTGTTCTTACTAGACCATTGCCCAATATAGCACTGGCTGCGGCGACTACTCCATCGTCAGTCTGCGGGCCTTCAATAACAACACGGGGTGTAGTGATATATCCACTGCCAGGATTAGTTATTTTAATTTCGGTAATACGACCGTAACCTAGATAAGCTTTTGCTGTGGCTCCTGTGCCTTCACTTGATTCAAATCTAATTCTTGGTTCACTGGTATATCCGCTACCTGGGTTAGCTATTTGTATTTCTTTTATACTATAACCTATGTTGTCTGCCCAGTGCTTTCTAGGATATGACTCACTCAACACATTAGCCCCAACCAACACACCGTCTTGTATAACAGCTCTGCTGGCTTCTATACGCTTGGTCAATCTGTCGTAGTAAGGAGCATTGTCAAAATCAGTTACACTGCTGTTGGTGCTGTCTAAGCTAGTGTACGAGCTAATGAATTCTCTAATCTTAGTGCTATATGGCTTAACTTCTTCAACATAGGCTTCGAAACTTGGAAGCTTGTTGTTTTCAAAGTTAATTTTTTGCTCAAGTTCTCCGAGATTATGCTTGACATTAACAAAGCTAGACTTGAACATCCAATCAACTCTCTGTTGCTCTGATAGGATGTAACGCAGGCTAGCAAAGAACAACTGATTGTATTCTACTGCTAGGTCTGTGACGAGAATATCGTCTCTCAGTGTTTCTAGAATAATTCTCAACTCTTTGGCAGGATTGTTATCGTAGAACCAGCTGTCAAAGCTGCGGTTGTCGAAGCCTACTGTGTTTTTACTAAAATCATAGAGACTGTCGCTGAATTGTACAGTTCCATTTTGACGACCTATGGTTTTATAGTTTATAGTGTAGTCTTCTGTGTCTTCGTTGGCAACTTTTTCTAACAGTAGCCAGCCGCCAGTACCCACATTATTGATTTTAACTATATCACCGACTAGGTCATCTAAGCTGGTTAATAGATACGCTCCTTCGATTTCATAATCTATATTTGTAAATTGATTGAAGCTAGACGCATACCAGTCAGCGTAATTCCAGTATATACTTACGTCAAAGTCTTGTAGGCTGCTTCTGAACCAGGTGTTAGCAGTGTCGTTCCATGAGTACAATGCCCACTTTCCGTTCAGTGTTTCGTCACTGTTTACTAGTACAGAGAATCTTCTTGTATTAACTAGAGTGCTTTCATTATAGCCGCTGCCGTCATTTACAACTTCGGCTGACACAACCTGTCCTAGATTGTTTATAGTTAGTTCAACGTCAGCATTAACTCCAGTGCCTACAATATCTACACTAGGTGCTGTTTTGTATCCGCGGCCACTGTCAACTATGTCTACACGTATTAGACGACCGTTTAGAATTACTGGGCTTAGTCTAGCAGGTGTTACTTTGTTAGTGCTTACAAAACGCAGTTCAGAATAGGTATCAACTGCTAGGTCATACAGCTTTGTGGCTGTCGACGGTGTTGGCTCTTTTTCAAAAAGTCTGTCTATGTCATATTGGTCTACAACAAGATTTTCTGCTAGCACTAGGTTGGCACGTTCTATAGTCTGCTTGAGTGCTTCTATTCTGTTGACAAACATGCCCTGTCTTGGACGGTTCTGTATACCATAACGCTTGGCTATAGGAATATTAGGATCAGGCACTGGTCTATTGTTGGTGTCAACGCCTATCAAGCTGTCAAACCACTTGCGTTCAATGTCAGCATCAGGACGACTGCGATCTAAGCCGTCTGACATTAGACGATACTGTGCGTGAGTGTTTTGTAATTTTTGTGAGCCAACATTGTAACGAATGTTTAGAACTAGATCATCTGATGTTACTAGGTTATCAAAATTGTTAAGAACAAATTTATTCTCACTTAGGAAACTAACAAATCTGTATCCCTGTTCTCTTGGTCTGGCTACTAGATTAGCCATTTCAAATGTACTGATGCTTCTGTCTCTAGTAGATGGAATTGTTCTCTTGTTTTGTACCCAGTAGTAATACTTGGTACTGAATATTTGGGCGATATCATCGTATGTCAATCTAGCACTGTACTTGCTGTTGACGTAAGGAGCAGTTCCACTTACGCCCAGTTCGATACCTTCATCAGTATCTGCTAGTTGATTCCATTGACTTGGTAGATATTCACTTTCTACCCATTCATAGATATCAATAGTAGCATCAGGCATTAGTCTATTCCACTCGTTCTTTTGGAACGCAGTAGTGCCCTGGTATGCGAAACTAAATCTAGCGGTATTGATGTTCCACCATGTTTGACCTACGTGTTCACCTGCCCAGTATCTGCTGGGATCAACTGTTAAATCTGTTAGATCACCTACGTTGTAAGCAGCAGGATCAAATCCTATTTTGTAGGTCAATTCTTGTTCTACAATACCAGGTATCTTGCCCTGTATAGGATCAACATAGTCAACATAGCTGACTATTTGATTTGTACGCTTGTTATATAAGAATACACCTTCAATTCTCGATACATCTACAGGAGTTACGCTTGATCTTAGCGTATTCCATGCTGTATCGCCTTTTGGTTTTCTGTAGTCTACCACAATGCCCTTGCTTGAATCGCCAGCACTGTGTGAAGGCACGCCCACATACACATGGTTAGCATTGGCTAACAGTATTTCGCCAAACTCTGACTGAGCAGTGTCGTAACGGAATTGTTCGCTGTATACTAGTCTATCATTTAATTCTTCAAAGATATAAACTACACCTGTGTCTAGTTTGATATTTCTAAAATTAGTGAATCCGTTGTCAAATGTTACGTCACCGTTGTCAAAAGTAGTTGGTATTCTTTGATCGCCATTTAGACTCGAAACTGCTAAATTATCTTCGCCAAAACTAATATCATATCCAAACTGTTCGCTTTCTTCGTTGTTTGGAGGAGTTAATGTTTGACTTAGTACAAACTCTCCATCAACTTGTGTATAAACATAAACCTGTCCTTGATCAGTTTTAGCAGTATCGTCAAGCGGAGCACTGATAGCAAACTGTGTGCCAGCTGGATTAATAGTGATCTTTCTAGCCCAGTTGATAGTGTTTTGTAGCTGCGGTGCGTCAATAATTTGATCTAGCAGATACTTGTCGTCCGTTTCTCTGTAGATCAACACTTTGGTTTCGCTAGTGCTGCTGGCATCGACTAATTCAGCAGTTACTACAATTACCTGTGCGTCACCACTTACATCATACGCATTGCTAAACTGAGCAATATTTGTAACTGGGTCAAACACTGCTTCATCATAAGATGCTATATCTGTTAGGTTTGGCAGATATCCTACATAATCAATTAGATCAGTTATCTCTGCCCACACAGTTGTTGAGAACGGTTCGTTGGCAGCTATGTTAGTTGTAGCTCTGTAGAATTTGTTGTTGAATCGTACAATGCTACCTACTGCGTAACCATAGCTGTTGTCCCAGTCTCCTCTGTAGTCAGTGTCCTTGCCTCTGCGCCAGCTGATATTGTTCCAATAAATAGGATCCTGTATTCTGTTTTCAGTTTCTGACATATTTTTAAGAGCAACGTAATAGTCATCTCTATAAATTACAATATCGCCTTCTGAATACGCAGTAATCTGATATTCGCCACGGAAGCGATCAGTAGGTTTGACGCCATGACGGAATATTTCTATACTGCCTGGATGTTCTCTTCTCTCTGTTGAGTCATCTCCAGGAAGCACAACACTATTGCTTGAAACAAACAGTGTGTAGTAGTTGTCAACCTGTTTAATTTTAACTGATTTGCCGAATCCTCTGTTGGCTGTTCTGTACTCGCTTACAAACAGTTTTTGGAATCTATATCTTCCGTCTGGTAATTTACGGAATATTGCTACAGCGCCTTCACCGTTGGGGCCTGCTGTTCCAAATTCATCAGCTGAAATGTGATATACCTGTGTATAATCTTTGTTTAGACTGAACGGTGGGTTTGGTAATCTTTGTACACCTTGTTCTATTATTTCGTTAAAGAAGAAATACTCTTCATCTACCACTGGCGGTATTTCATTCCATGCTCTAGTATCGTTAAAATCTGAACTGTGTTCAAATACTATTAATTTTCCAACTTCATTTGTTCCGACAGCGATATCATTTCCTGGATCGTTCACAGTTCCGATAACACGGTCAACATCGCCCGGGCCTCTAATTATATTGTTGGCGTTGCGTCTTATTTCGTAACGTCCAATATTATTTTGTTGTAACCATGAGCCCGATAATACTTTTACATAAACTCTTACACTATTAAAATTACGTTTCATATACATAATTTCTGCACTACTGGTTGTTGTAGTTGTAAGTGCTAGGCCGCCTGCGCCATCTCTCGGAGTTTGTACATCTTCAATAATGTCTCCTACTTGCGGCTCGAAAGGAAATCCACCAAAGTCAAATCTAGTAAATTCAAAATCAATATATCCGTCCCATAGATCATATATAGTCTGTGTTTTATTAGTTACAGAATAGTTTCCAGTAATTCCAGCAGTTTCTAATGCATCGGTCAAATCTCTATTGTCTAGGTCGTACACACGGAATTCAAAGCTGTCTCCTGTAGACAATGTGTCAGTAAATAATTTACCTGCTCTTACAACCCAAAGGTCACTAGGAATTTGTTGTTCTGTACCGTTAACACCGTCAGCGCCTGCTGGGTCGCCACGGTATGACAATTGAGTAATAACGCTTACTCTATTTCGATTGAGAACATAGTTACCAATTGTAGCTATTGTGTCTTGAATATTGTAATAAGAATTTAACGATCTATTAGAATCTTGTAGACGAATGTCAGCATACACTAAGCCTCGGCCTATATCATAGTAACGTCCATTATTAGAATAACTAGGGGTTTCGATATACCAAAAACCTGCTACTGCATCGGTTGTACTGAATGTATTCTCTTCTGTATAAAATCCTACAAAGTCTACATCTTCAATAAACAATTCGCCTGTGATATCAAACGTACCGTTGGTATCTTTTAGATACAATACAGTACTGTCTCTGCGGGTGCCTACATAAGCAACTTCGGCTTGGCCAGTATCTGTTGTAACTGTATCTCCTACGCCAGGCAGGGTAATAAAAGTCTCTATGAAAAATACATGATCAATCTTTTCTATGATTTCATGATCTTGCTGTAAAAATTCAGGAGTTATCTGTGGTATTTCGCCGTCAAATGGCAGGAATACATCCAGTGTTGGATATGCAAAGCTGCGTCTGTTCCAAAATAGATTTACGACATCACCAGCTTTTGTACCTAGATACGTGTCTCGAGGAGCTCTTACTAGTAGGTGATCTACTGTGTTGCCTTCTAGACCAGGGTCGCCTGCAACTAGCAGAGTTAAGCTAGTTGAGTCCGCATCTGCGCTGCTGGCTATATTAATGTAATTGTCAAATGTGCTGAATGGCTGTGTTGTGATTTGTGGTAGAATTTCTCTATTTGCTTTCCAGAGGCTGTCGCGGTCTTTGACTATATCATTTTTATTGTAGGCAGCATCAGCATCAAAGTCGCCTTTGAATCTTGTGTTAACTCCGCTGGCTGTTGGCAATCCTACTACTAGATATTCGCCGTCTTCAGTTACATCTAAACTAGAAGCAAATCCACTATCTGAAACTGTGAATAAATCACCGTCGTCTAATACCAATTCTTGGTCTATATTAAAATTAAATGTTTCTTTGGTTCTGCGATAGTAAAAAATCTTGCCGTTGCCGTCGCCTGGGGCTGCTACAAATAAATTGTTGTTGTCAGGAGTAGCTGCTATGTTGGTGCCGAAATCTTGTACAGTGCTGTCAAATTCAGAAAGATTTACAAGTGTCTGACGGTTTACGTAAACAGGATCGTTTTCTAAAACTGACCAGTCTCCATTATAATTGTCGACCCACACACGCTGTTGGTTGTACAATTTTTCTTGTGCTAGCTGTGCTAATTCATCTAAATCGTCAACTCTTACACTTCTTAATTTAGTCAGTATATAACTCTGTGTAGCAAAAGGAACAATTTCATTATCTTCAGGAACCTGTATTTTAACTTCTTCTAGGCTTACGCTGTCTACTTTGTAGATGCTGTTTATGTTAAATTCTTGTGCTGATCTAACACCTACAAGATCGCCAGCCTGTACATGATCCTTGGCCCATTTGTCTAGACAGAGACTGCGTAAAGGTATCCCTTCGCTGTTAAGTTCTTGACGATCTTCTAGTTCAATTACGTTAGCATTGGTTGACACATGTTGGTATACGTCCCAGGGTGTAGCATTTACTTCAGTGACCCATACATATTCGCCGAGTCCCAGTTGATTCACATCACCTGTGTTAAGTTCGTCAGTGGTGCCTGCTATAAATGTAACATCTTCTTCGTTGACATAGCCTGCTGAACGTATGTATTCGTCAACTAACGGTTTAGTTGGGAAAGGTGTGTGATCATAATCTGCAGGGCGATCATACATTTCAAAAGGCAGTATACGATAAATTTTATCAAAGTTAACAGCAGGTATACTGTTCACAAGTTCTACTGATTGCGGTGATTCTTGAATTTTGTCCTGCTTGAGATTGATTTCTATTTGCTGAATATTATCCACAGCACCATATCTGCCGACCTGTAGTGCCCATTCTTCAAAGAATTCTAAGCTTTCTTCGCCAGCACTGCTGAGTTTGACAAACATCTTGTCAAGAGCATTTTTAGTGCCTTTGTCTTGAATCATTCCTTGATAGAATTTGTATTGGCTTACATCGTCGTTGATAATGTTTGCTAGATACTGACGCTTTTGATAACCAGTTAGGTGCTGTGCCATCTTTTGTAGTTCAGCATCAAATCCGTCTGTGTCGAGATCGTAGAAATCTGCGAACTGATTAATTCTGTAATCAAAGTTTGTGATCAGTTCAGCCTCTGGCTTTTCATTTAATCTAAACCAGAAGTTGCTGTTAAAATCTTTAGTGCCCGGAGCATTTTCTGTAGCCACATAGAAGAATTGCTTGTATTTTACTAGGCTACCGATGGCATAGTCTTTCCACTGTGTCCATTCTGTGGTTTTGGCATCATCAAACACAAATCCAGGAATGTTTAAGCTGCCGTTCCAACCGTCTGAACGATATCCTGCTACTTTAATTCTGTCTCTTCTATAACCAGTGCTGGGTTGATAAAGAACGTCGTTGAATATAGTAAGATTGTTGACCAATACAACATGCTCTTTTTGTACAAGAGGTAACGCAATAGAATACAGGCCTTCGTCTGTGCTAACTATTTCAAGACCGAAACTGTTTTCATCTCTTAGCAAACTTCCAAATTCTCTTGGAAGTGATTGTCCGTCTGATTGAAGTAAGCTGTAGTTATAAAAATCATCATAGATATCATCAACTACTACAAATTCTCTTTGGAAGAAGAATCTGTTGGCAGCAGGAGAAAGTGTAATAACAGTGCCACTGGCCCAACCCTGTGTGGTCCAGAATAAGAATTCTCTAGCGGCGGCATTCCAGTTGTTTACACGACCTTCAGATTCTACAAAATTAAAATCAAATCCAAGGTCATTTAATCTTGCGCCATATCCTAATAGGAAATCAACTACGTCTTGACTGGTTCTCAGTACTGTGCCGTAAGGTATAGAAAGAGGTTTTCTTGATTCAAAGTTTTTCTTAAACTCAGCAGTTTTTCCTCCTACTATCGGAAGAGCAGGCAGTCTTGCTAGATTGTCTGTATTAAAAGTGTCACCCGAAGTAAAGGTTGCTGTTGCTCTATAGAATGTATTATTGAATTGTACAACTTGACCTTCTTGATATCTTTTGTCGTTTTCCCATTCTGCTGCTGTTTCTGATATACCACCCACAGTGACCGCTGTGCTGCTGGTTCCTGCTTGTGGAGCATAGTAATCGAAGAATGATGCGTCGTTGTTATAACCTCTAACAATAAATCCGTTGGCTACTTTTTCAACGGCCACACCACTGTACACTGCCAGTTCAATAGGCGAGCTGGTATTGAAGAATATTTGATAATTTTCTTGTGGGACAAAGATGCCGCCTTCAAAATTAGCACTGGGTGATCTGCTTTCTAGTATTAGGTTTAATTTTTGAGTATCGCTAAATCCTGCTAGTTTAAATCCTAGTTGATTTATTAGCGTTGTTAACTGTGTTTGATAATCACTGTATACTGCTAGTACATCGCTGGCTACTAGATTGTAGATGTAGTTTACAAATCCGGCAGTGAGTATTCTTTCGTCGTCAGCAAATGTGTTAGGGAATACTATGTCTGTGTTTGAGATAGGCTTGCTAGATTGTTGATAAACTTTTTGGCCGGCTAGGTTTCTTGATATTCTGCTTACGTCAAATCCTGCGCCCATTGTTTGTGCAGGCTTGTTTAACAACATACTGGTAATTAACGCAAACGGATATTGTGAACTTCTACGCCATGCTGTTTCTACAGGTGCTTCGTCGCCGAAGTTAAAGTTGCCAGTGCTCAATCTCAACACAAAATTCTTAACATAGCCGGAGCGTAGGGGAGATTTTAAATTGCCTTGATTGTCTGCTGGGATAAAGTTGGCCAGGCCGGCACGAACAAATTTATCCTTTACTTGTATTTCTTTACCAGGTTCTCTTACAATGCCCTGCTCTAGGTCTCTCCAAAGTATAAGGTTATCGCTGGTATATGGTGCTGGACCATAAACTGTGTTCCACCATGTTGGCTTGATTGTGAATCCCAACATTTCCCATGGATGTGAGTGAGGACGATCTGTGTCATACGCACGCTTGTACACACCTCTCCAAAATCCTGGTGCTAGTTCTCCTTGTGGATTGTTAGCATTTGAATAGTTGAATGTAAATTCGTTTAGACGATCGTAGAAGAAATTGTCAGTGTAATCGTTGTCAACCAGTTTTAACCATTGTGTAAATTCTGTTAACAGACTTCTGTTTAGTTCTGTTCTAGTAAATTCACTAGATCTAAAATCGCCGCCTGCAAATCCGTAGACGTCAGTTATATCTTCTGACCATTCAACTTTGATGTTGTTGAATATTCTTTTTTCTAGTTCTAAAAGTAGCTCGTCTCTATAGTCTAGGTATGCTCTAATATAGCTGCCGTCGTGACCTCTTACAAAAGGTATGCCCACAGGATACGCATCTATTTCAATATTGTCTTGGCCACCACGAGTGTTTTCTGCTGATGCTGCCATGTACAGTGTTCTGTTTAGACCTTTGAACTGTAGAGATTCAATTGTGCCTGTGCCTCCCAGAGCTGTGTCTGCTGCTCTAGCTGCTGAACGTGAAGTGTATACTGGATAGAACCATCCTCTGGCTCCTAGCAGCGGATGACCGTCGACTATAGAACCGTAGATTTTATATGGGCCTTCTGAAGCGGGCTCGTCAGTTTGGAAAGTATCATCAATAGTTAATTCAGGTTCGTACTTTGGATACAATCCCAACTTGCTAGGTGTTGGGGCAACAAAGCCGCCATCTGTTGTAGCATATTCTACTATTTCAATAGTGTCGCCTTCTCGTTGATCAGCACTGATAAGAGCATATCCATCGGTGTTAAATGTATAATCTCTGTTGTGTGTTAGTTGACGACCATTGAGGTAAATCAGCGCACTTCTAGCACTGGGATCGCTTAGAGAAAATGTTCGGCTCAGAGCATAGAATGTTGATCTGGGATCTAATACTTCGTATTCGATTCTATTGAACGGACCATAGCCTATCATATCTGAGAAATAGAAAGGCTGACTTTTGATCTTGTCCTTGTTCATTTCTGCTAGAACTCTGTCAACGTGTATTCTAGTTTCGCCGTCGAATCCCAGTGTTTCGGCAGTTTCTAAAAACACACGCTTGAACTTAGCATATTCATCTCTGCTGTATCTCAATGCCTTGACAATGTTGTAGTCTTTGGTGGTAAGGTGATACAAAGGTAGGTTGATTGGTCCGGTGTGCTTTACAAACTTTTTACCGTATCTGTCAATATCGCCAAGATCTCTGATGTTGCTGGTTCCTGGGAATACTCCGCTGAACTGATTCAGTTCTTCGACCATGCTGCTAACATGATCAATTACTTCGCCTAGTGTAAATTCAGTCACGTCTTGGTTCAGTGGATTGCGCTCAAGGTTATGAGGAAATTCATAATATCCGTTGACATTTTTAACTGTTGTGCTGCGAGTTTTTATTACAACTACGTCGCCTTCATTGAGATCTTGATAAAATCTCACAAACGCTCTTGAATTAATTCTGTCGATTTCATAGTCTTGAAGTCTAACTTTTAAGCTGTTGTTAACCTGTACAATTACCTTGAGATCATTTAGATCGCCTGCACGATCATAAACGTCTACTTCAAAACTGTTGACTGTTAGATCGTCGGCGATGTACTGTGTTACGACATACTGCTTGCTTAGAGCAGGCACACTTGACCATCCGTTAACCCAAGCAAAGTCAGTTCTGGTGCGATATCTTCTTAGGTTTGCTGTGTCTGTGGTAACTGTTTCTACACCACTGTCAGTTTGTACTGTAAAACTGTCAGTAAGTAAATTGAAGTCAAACAGTATGTCACCGCTGTTTTCAATATTTCTATATGTTAGAGCAAAATCTAATTCAGGATCAGTCGAGCCGGTGTCCTGTCTATAGCTGAATATTTTTGTCCCTCTAAATGTAGCACTGTCAAACACATCAGTATCTGCGAACTCGTTGCCCTGTGGACAGCATAGATCAAACAGCGGAGGTTGGTTGCGCTGTGTTTTTTCCTGTGCTATTTGCCAGTCTGTACCATTGTAGAAAAATGTTTGACCAGCATATCTATTACCCTGTGTAACAAACACTGTTTCGTTTTCTAAAGGATCAGTGTCCGCTGTTTCAACTAGACTAATCTGTCTGTTATTTCCTATTTCTATAAAGTTTACTTGATAGATTTTACCACGCACTAGTATGTCAGTATCTGCTATAAACAATACTCTCATACCATCAGCAATATCAACACCGTCTACGTTATATCCTAATTGACCTTCTATTGTACTAAACACATCTTGAGTAAATGTATCCACAAGATCAACATCACGTTTGGCTTCTGTACCAAAGTTGTACAGTTTAAGTCCTGCTTCAAATTCAATAATAGGACGCTTGGCTCTAGTTTCTTCGTCAATGTTAACTGGTAGATCGTTGCGCAGAAAACTAGTCTCAACAACACTTCTATGGAACCAACGGTTGTAGCGACTCCACGCATTTCTATCACGTGCGGCTCTGTTGATTACTAGGTAATCTTTTTCAGCTGGGAAAGAACTAGCATTAGCAAATGGCAGTACATCAAACTGATCTGAATCAAAAGGTATTAATCTGTTTTCAGAATAAGCTGCTGGAATAATTAGATCAACGTCTTTGATCAAACGAATCTTGTCGCCAACACCTTCGACGTACCATTGATTCTGATTGTATTCAGCAGGAGTAACGTCACCAGTGAATTGTAATTTCATACCGTTTGACAGTTCTATTCCATCTGCGTTGCGATAGGTCTTCTTGCCTAGAATATCTGCTTCTACGTCGAGAAAAGTATTTTCTTCTACATCATAGATTCTTAACAGACCGCTGGTATCAATACTGTTTTTACTGATATAGTAAAGTCTTTCAGGTGAGTCGGCAGGTATTGTAAATTCAATAGTTCCACGTTCTACATAAACAGTAGCAACTTCTTCTCCATCTTCGCCTAGCTTGCGAATACCGTCTGGATACAGTGTGCTTACATTATCATCAGCTTCAAAGAAAACGCTGCCGCTGCTGGGAAGGATAATAAAGTCTCCCTGATCGTATTCGTTGCCATAGAGAACGCCGTCAAAAAGTCCGTTAGCTCTTAGACCTTCTGATCCAGCAGTGAGAATAGCAGTGCCTGGTGTAAACGTTCTGCTGATCGAAAATGCAATAGGATGGCCTGGTGTGTCTATTTCAAATCTGTAGGTCTGTCCTCTGTACAGTTTAAGAGTTGGGTTTCTAGTAAACCCGTCATTGAACACATAAGCAGTGTTGTCATCTTCTGTCACAGTGGTTACAGTGTAGGTGCTGACGATTTCTCTCTGTTGTCCTCTTAGAGGAATACTGAGAGGTCCGTTTGGTAGCCAGTAGTATTCACGGAAGTTTACAAATTTGTCCCAGTCTATGTGGGGATCCCAGGCATAGTATTCTTGGCTGTTTAGACGGTCGTGGTTGTCTGTGTTTGCTCCGAAGAAACGTAGAGATCCTAGATAGTCGTTATAATCTTTGTAGAAGGTAACATTATCCAGTGTGTCTTTGATTACAGCAGCTGGTTCAAACTGATAATTTTCTCTATCTGCACTTACATCACCGATATAGTTGTCGTCAGCTTTGCGAGCTTTGGCTGTTTTACGTCCTACAAATCCACTTAGCTTTTCTGCTACGCCAGGTTGTATCAGCTGATCGATTGTTCCTTGTAGAAACTTTCTGTTGGCTTCTGTTTTAAAAAACTTCGGTATTAGATCAGATGCTGTGCGCTTGTCATTGCCTGGTGTTGGTAGCGGACTTTCATTTTGATTATCGTTGTACGCCATTAGTAGCTAAAACCTCCGCCCATAGTGCTTGTTGGTGTGCTAGGAGAACTAGTTATGCCTGTTGTAGCAGTTGTGCTAACGCTGGTTAATACTGTGCCAGTGGCTTGTAGTTCTGTAGCAGTTAATTCGTCGATGATTTCTACATCCGCAACTGTTGCTGCGCTGATAAAGATTTCATCTGGTTCTGATTTGATTTCAAAAAGACTTCCAAATGACTGTGATCCTTGTCTAGGAACAATAATCACACTCAATAGTTTCGGACTAAGTTGATTCATAATGTAGGCACTCAGTTCTTGGAAGAAAAATGTTTCGCCGAAGTCCCAGTTTTCAATTGCGAAAAATCTGTCAACAGCCTGTATAATATCTGCTTTGAGTTCATTTTCGTTAACTACTAGATCTTTATTTCTTACAATTTTAAATTTCACTTGTAGGTCTTCTTTTGCTTTGCTGCCAAACAGCATCTTATACTTAACCGGATGATAAATCACTTCATCGCTGATTGATTTTATAGAATTAATTGCGCTGCCATAGTTTCTAAACAGCTGGTCATTGCTTTCTGGTTTCGGGTCAGTAGCTCTGCCACCAGTGAGGAATTTTCTCACTTCTGTATCATAGTTTCTAGTAAGCAGGTAAGTGTCGATTATGTTGCTAGCACTTGGGTCAATTCTGTAGTTTGAATCTGCAACATGTACATAATGAAACTTAAGGCCACTGCGACCTACAAAAGCTCTGTAGTTGGTATTAATTGTGGTGTTGTTGCGAGATTTATTTAGAGTCTTAAACACACCTTCTTCAAACAGATAAAATACTTGACCTTCAACTTCCCTGCTGTAAACTATCGCAGCTTCGTTGGTTACAATTTTAACAGTATTATTAGCGTTGTCAAAATATCTAAAATCTTCTACGCCGTCTGTAGTAGTATAACGCTGTTGAATAATTATTTTTTGCTGAGGATTGGCACTAGGCTCGATTAATTTTTCAAACAGGTCTGGGTCATCTATTACGCCGTCGTCGTCTAGATCAAAAAATTGTACTTGTATTTTTCTAGTATCAACATAGCCTTCGTTGTCTCTGTAAGCATCGCTGATATTCCATACAAAATCTCTAGTAAAACTATTGTTAGCGTCTGGTTGCTTGTTGATGTTTAATACTGTGATATTGTCTCTAACTATTTTTCCGGTTTTTGGATCGTAAATTTTATCAGCACTGTCAAAGAAGAAACGTATTTCTCCAGCACTTTCAAACACATAACGAAGATTTCTGTATGTAATGGTATATGTTTCGCCGTTGGTTTTAAAATACAGTAGCCAGCTTGAATCTAGATTCTGTCCGCTGATATCGCCTGCTTTACCTACTGCAAAATCATTAATAGTATTGACATCCGCTGCTAGCACAAGTTCCCAGTCTCGTTGGTCCACATCATATCTCAGAGCATAATCTTTGTAGGCAAAGGTTTGATCGATGATCTGTGTCTTGAGATCATTTGATAACGATCTGGAAAACTTAGGAACGATCTGTTCTAGTATAGCACCGTTGGGTATAAAGTCAACCAGTGTAACTGCTCCGTCGCCTGCTTCAGTAGGTTCAGCACCATTGCCCGATACAGCAGCTACTCTGGTCCATTTGTAACTGGTTGCTCCTACTGCTTCTATATTAGTAGTATAAGCACCGTCGGGTAAGAAATATTGCACAGCGCCTGACGATGAAAGTGGTGGAACAAATCTCACCAGTGTTCCTGCTTCTACTAATCGCAAATTGTTGACAGTGAACGAACCCAGTGTGTAAGCGGTGCCGTCTACGTCTTTGATAAATCCTGTATATTGATTTGTAAATTCAGTTGTGTTTTCCCAACTGGCATTTAGGTCAGTAACAATAATTTGTGGAAATTCTGAATAGTAGAAATTCTTAAGATTAGTGCTGGCAATTATATCTTCAACAGTGTTTACAATTATGCCTTCGATATCACTCTGTGTAGCAAAACTAAACTGTGTTTTTGTATCAAATGTTTCTTTATAAACTACACCGTCATCTGCGAACAGGCTGGTATTTGAATATTTTCCGCTGGCATCTTTGAGATCAAAGTATCTGCTGATGCCGCTGGATATTCTGTTTACTGCTTTGGTTTTTATAATGTCTTGGCTGATCGCAAGAGGACCAATGTTGTAGTCTTCACCAGTGATCAATCTATTTTGTGTGTAGTATGTTGCCGGGGCATTTTGTTTGATGCTGGCGTTTGATTCTGTAGCAGTGCCGTTGGCTACTGTGTTTTGTAATCTCAGGCCAAGTGTAAGAGTTTCTAGCGAACCTGTACGACCTTGGTATGGCACTTCTATGGTCACAGTGCCTATTGCACCTGGTGCAATAACACTAGGTCTATTAGCACTGGTTCTGTAATAGATTTTAAAATTGCCAGCAGGCAGGTTGCCAAATACACCATCACTAAACACTAGATTAATTCTGTCGCCTATTCTAGTAGTCACAGCATATACGTTTCTTATATTTTGAAATAGGCTGTTGTAGATGATGTTGTTGCCTTCTACTGAATCCAGTTTGGTCCAGGCAGTTGTTTCAAAACCGTTGGTGTCAACTGAATATATCCAAACGTCCGAATTGTTAATGTTTTCTGCGTCGATAGAAACTATTTGATTTGGAGTAGGATTATTAACAGAAAAAGTTCCGTTGTCTAATTTTCCTTGACGGAAATGCATAAAGAATCCTGTGTTGTTGCTGCCTGCACCTTGGCCGTCATCACGGAATAAAAACGCAGGACTAGTTCCAGGCAGTGGCGGTTCTTCTTTGATACTGCCGTTGTCGAAATCTGTGCTTACTACTTCAAAGCGAGTGCTTACACCTTCTACGTTCTTTGCGAATGGGAAAACTGGAACAGTGCTGTTGGTAGCATTGAATCGATATTTTTGTGTTTGTACGCCGTCTATGTTTTCGCTTTTGAGCGGAGTTCCTACAGCATTTGTAACTGGCAGTGCAGCGTTGAGCACTTTGATAAACTGTTCAAAATAATTAGAATTTGATTGATCATTCCAGCGAACAACTACGCCAGCAAGATTTACCCCAGAACTGTCTCTTATTGATTCAGTAGTTTTTACTGTGGTAATTTTTAGTAAACCGTTGGCTGCTTGATTGCGTCTTGGGTTGTAGGCAAGCATTCTAGCAAGACGCAGTATTGATTCTCTACGCTCTGCTGTTTCAAGGAAATTTTCTCTAGCATTGAGATCAATACGGAAACTTAGATTCTGCCCAAGGAAAGCAATCATATCAATCAGTGCAAGATATTCCGAACTTTCAATATAATCATTAAAATCTTCGGGGTAATTTTGACGCAGATAATTGATCATTGTTCTGCGAAGATTGTCGAAATCATAGCTTTGGAAGTCTGCGTTCCTAAAGCTTTGATATACTCTTTTCCAATCTTCGGCTACTAATAGTCTGTTTTGTCTATCGCTTGAAGACATGCTGAGATTCCTTGTTTACTATGATATTTATCCAGTTTGAAAAACTGCGTAGTTAATTATAGTAAGCCGTTTGCTTGGTCAAAACGGAATCTCAACTGCTCTGAAATATTATAAGGAAGGTACGCTATTTGACATTCTACACTTATACCCTGTTCGTAGGTGTCTACTATTATACTGTCAACACTTACTCTGGGATCAAAGTTAACAATAGTAGTAACATTTTGTATAATCGCTTCCTGAACCTGAGCAGTAAATGGTTCAAACAGTAGATCCCAAATTATGCAACCAAATGAAGGATCGCTTAATTTCTCACCTTGACGGATATGAAAATGATTGATAATGTCCTGCTTAATAAGTTCAAAGTCGTAGAGGCTAAATCCTTCGTTTTTAGTGCTAACTGTGCTGAACCCTCTATAGGCCCTGCCACTGCTGGCAGTTGACCCATTGGATTTAACAGTTACACGTTTGTACAGATTTTTTTCTAGCTCACTCATACAGTATTTATCTCGTTATTATGAGCCGGTTCTAGATGTGCCGTCAGCATTTTGTGGTCCTGGTAGATTTGAATCATCGATATCTGATGGTGTTTTGATATCAGTTCCGTCTTCAGGTACAAGCGGTACTCCGTCTGCTCTCTCTGAACTAGGCCCTAGAGGAATGAATCCTCTAGGGAAATCAAAGGCGCCGCCTTCATTCTTGCGAGCACTGAAATGCATAGCATCATCAATCGAAGTCCAGGCGCCGCCCCAACCTAGTCCATGTTTATTAGCAAGTTGTAGTGTGTTGGGTGGCATGTCTGTCATAGGTGCGTTAGCAGGACGTGGCGAGTAAAATCCATTAGGATATTGATTGTGTACTGGGTTTGGTGGATTGATGTCAATAGCGGCGCCGCTGGCATGAACACTCCAGGATCCTCCGCTAACAGTTTGACGTTTAGCATATCCCAATAGAGTGCGTATTTCATAACCACTGTCTTCTAGATCATCAATAAATCCTTGGAAATTAGGTACAAACAATTCTGCTACTTGTGTAGTAAGTCCGCGTTTTTTAGTTTTAATAGTTCCTAAGGGTCCGTCGCCTACAAAGAATCTTGTAGTAATGTTGTCAGGATTTCCTCTAGCTGCGTCAATCTGTTGATCGCCGCTGAATGTATTTACAGAGCCCTGAGACTCAGTTCCGTTTACTATAGAACCATCGCCTGTTCCGCCGTCGAATCCTTGTATGTTACCAGAATTAAGAACTGTCTGGCTGGTGGTAATTGATCCTTTGTTTTTAGCAAATGTATCAGGTGTTACAATTCTATCATTTGGAGGCAACATGCCAGGATCTTCTCTGTCTGTTTGTTCTTTTTTAAACGCTTGTGGGTTCATGTTTTCGTGATGCGACCAAGGTTCATGCTGTGGTGCTCTTGTTAGTATACTTTCATATGGTACAGGCTGTTGTGCTCCAGGAAATGTATAAGGTAGTGTAACTGTAGTTAGCGGAGATACTCTGTCAGCATCTAATGCAGCCTGTGCAGTTAATGCATTTTGCGCTGTGACTGCTGGGGTGCCAGATCCAGCAAGGTCACTGTTCCAATGAATTAGGCGAGCATCACCGGCTATGATCGACCCACCTAATAGATTAATACCAACCGCAGCTTCGTCGTATATACTAGCACCGCTTTGTCGTGTAATACTGGCTCCTGCTGTGGTACGAACTTCGCCGCCTGCTTGTTGGCTTAGTAATCCACCCACTGTTAGTCTATAACCAAATCCTATATTTGAATCAAAATTAGCAGCTTTTAGCATGTAACTCTGTGCTACATTATCATGCATAGTGCGGCCTGAAGTTCTAAAGAAACTTTGACCTGATTTCATATGTGTTGATTTATCTGACAATGTCATAATATCTTGATTAGCGTGGAGATAATAGCTTTCTTTGACTGTGGTGTTTAGATCTAAATCAATAGCAACGTCGCCGTTACCCTTAACTGTTAGTTTATAATCATGTCCTACAAAAAAGTTTGTATCCCAAGCACTTTCAACCTGTACACGGCCACTTTCTTTGTTATCAAGATATTGTGCTCCATCGCTGTATCTAGCAGTGGCTTTCATATTGATGTTGCGGCCGGCTTCTACGTTAAAATCTCTTTCAGCAGTAAAATTAATATCATTGTCTGACATGATGCTGATACTGTCTTGAGCATGAATATCAATTTTACCGTCTGATGTTATTTCTATCCATGCTGTGCCGCGACTGTTGCCTATGTAGATTAAATCTTCTGAATTGTGTAATAAAATTTGGTGTCCGGTTCTAGTTCTCAATCTAAGCAATTCGTTTTGCGGTATAGTTTCGTCGCCGCCTGTTTCGCCGGCTCCTTTGTTAATATAGAACGGTGGTCCTTCCTCTGCGTGAGTAGCACGAACAAATTTGTCATCGCCGTCGTCCATTACAAAGCTGGATCCGCCCAATCTATTAAAGGGCATGTTGGCACGTCTTCCAACGGCTCCTAGTTCTACTCTGGGGTTGCCAGTTCTTTTATCTGCAGGTCCAGGAGTACTCCATCCAGATACCATACTGGGAGTATCTCGTCTAGCACTGGTTGTGGTTGTGCCTCTAACTTCATCAAAAAGTAGGCCTTGTACTTCTAGCACATTTGTAAAATCTTTATTGTAGGGTTTTTTAAACAGTGTTGGGTCTACTAGTTCGCCTGTTTCAATAAGTTTGTTGTATTCGCCTACTGGTAATTTAACGCCTGTTAAATTTTGAGGTGTAGCTTCGGTTGTGCGCTCTGTACTTGCTCTGCCATCAGGAACCATAAAATTCATATAGTCGTCTTGTACACAACCGATCCAGTATCCGAAGTTAGGATTTCCTTCAGCAAATATCACAAGAACTCTAGTACCTATGTCAGGTGGTACTGCCCAAAATCCATAGCTTTTTTGAGTGTTGGCATATCCGTCGTCAAGGTTTATGCCTCGGCTAGAAGTAACTCCATAGAACGGTGACAGATACCTCACTGTTAATATTTCGCCGCTGCGTTCTGGACTGTTGCCTGCACCGGTATATTTTAATATTTCTACTTCAAGTGATCCCATATATTTTGGATCAAGATTGTTTACTATAAGAGCTTCATATGGTCCTGAGTTTTTTATTATTGTGCCGCTAGCTGCGGTTCTTGTATAGCTGGATGCCATTATTGAGGTCCTACGTTGTTAGCAGATGGAAAGGCTTTATCTGGTCTAGTTTGTCCTGGTCTTGTCGGTATAGTTATTGGGACAGGGCCGTCCGTTCTATTAGAAATGGTAGGCTCAGCGTTTTGTAACACTTCCAGCTGTCTTGTTACAGCACTGGCAAAATCAGTAGCACTTGTTGATTGGCCGCCGGTGAGTGCTGAATTAATAGCACTTTCATTGAACAGTGAACTTGCCCTCTCTACTAGATTAGATAACACAGCACCAGGATCTGCTAGAGTGCTTAGTGCCTCACTAATATTAGATTGTAGATCACTAGACAGAGCAGATTCAGTGCTGTCTGCGACTGGTACTGTTGTTGGCGGTTCTACGCCACTGTTGGTTGTAGCTACTCTAGCCAATCCAATATTGCCATTTATTACAGGTGATGCTGAGGCTGGTCCAGTTCCGTGTATGCCTAGATCTTTTATTTTTTCTCCAGTCCTAAAGTCATATCTATCATCTAGTGGATCTGTAGTTCTATACTGATAAACAGCGCCTGTTGCAGCCGGTAAAATAGTCGAAGGTATTGGTCTAGAGCCTGCATTTCCTCCTGTATACGCACCTACTCCTACTCCTGCGGCTTGCGCAGCAATTTGCGCTCTTGGAGTAGTTCCCGCTGCTGGGGCGGCGGTGTTAGGGCCGTCGAGCGCTAAAGAAATAGTTCTTATATTTCCAGTTTCGGCAGCAAGTATATCTTCTAATTCTTGATATATTGTGTTGGTGCCTTGTTCTCTTGTTTGTATCCTGTCAGGATCTGTGAGGGACAGATTGGAGTGTATATCGACTTTTGACCTATTATTTGGAGATTCTACTAATGGTTGTATATACTCTCCATTTTTATCTTTCACATAGTCAGCATAGTAAGTTTCACCTTTACGCACCGGTCTAAAATGTCCTTGCATAGCATAAGGCACAGGCATCGAAGCAAATTCTTGTGCTAGTTTAATCATGAATCTATCAGTGGATAGTGTTCCTGCTAGCCATTGATCTGACTGTCTAGTTCTTAATACATACATTATTAATGCATCCTGTACATCGGGTGTAAATCTAATTCTTGTAGTATTAATGCCTATTAATCCTATAGTATATCGTAATGTTTTTCGAATAAATTGATATCGACCAGCGGCTGAGCCTTGGTTAGCTGCTATCCTTTGTGTTTGAAAACGATCAACTTCAGCCAGGGTTATTTGTGTAAGCTGTGGATTAGAAGAATTAGGGACTATGCTAGTATAAGGATCGACTCCGGCTGTTGCTTCTCCTCTAGCCACAAAAGATAATAGCTGCATTTCTTTATCTGAAATTCTTATTTCTGTCATTTGTCTTTTTTACCTTGCGCTAATCAATAGCTATACTTTAATATAATTAGTTTGTTGATGTGCGCTAGAACGCAAACTGGCTTTCTGTTTATATGGTTGCGACATTAATTATTTTCCTATTAAACACTAGAATTGCCTTGTTGACTGTCAATTTTTTGAGCACGGCTTTGGTCTATTGCAGATTGACCGGAAGTATTTTGTCCAGGTCTTGTTGGTCTTGGTGCAGCACTACCAGTTCTTAGTGGAATCGGCGGCTGGGAATTAATGCCAGAACGTCCAATACTATTGAGAACATTATTAACTTCATCATTTCGAAATTGATCTAAGTCAAAAATTTCTGTATTAGAAGCAGAATCTGCACTTTGTCCAGGAAACACTCCAGTCCTTGGATCAAATGTTACTCCGCCTGCTCTTACAACTGGTGGTAGTCTCGATCCAGGTCTAGCTGCTTGACCTGAACCAGCAACTGTGCCGTCAGAATTAAATGTAGCACCTGTGGCTATATTTTGGGCACGCTGCTGTCTTAAAGCGGCATCGTCAGTAGACGCAAAGCCTTCGACTATGCTGGCGGAATTATCTATAGCTAGTATGCCTGTATTTTCGGTAGTAGATTCGGCGTCTTGTCCTCTGCGTCTTATCAGTTTAATTGTTTGTTCGAAACGACCTTTAGAAAAATTATTAGTAACTGCCCAGCAACTGAACAATCCACTAAACTGAGATACAACTTGTGGGAACTCCATAGTAGCACCTTCTATCTGATAATCGAACGGTGTTTTAAAATTAACTACTACAAACACTTCATTTTGCATATAATTCATTGTGCCGTCTGTGGTAAGGTTAGGACTACCGGCGGCAGATTGACCAATATAATTTCCAGTCTGTTGTGGTAAGAAAAATGGATCACCTATGATACGCATTTCTGCTGTGATTAGATCTGACCATTGATTTAGTAGAGTATTTTGAAACATCTGTGCTACTCTTAACTGGACGTTGTCTGACCTAGAAAGAGAGTTAGGATTTTGTCCGAATTCAGTAACTTCTTCGATTGTTGTGTTTGTTTCGCTGCTTTCTGATTGTCTCGGTGCCGGAAGCAGAGAAGTTCCTTGTGCTGAATCGTTGCCTGTTATAACAGACTTATTGCCAAAGGTTCCGGCACCACCGGGATTTTGTGCAAAATTTGATAGGGCAGTTGTTATATATGCCAAATTGAAATTTATATCAAAATCTAGCACGTCTTCGTTAACACCAGTATAGATATAATTGTATTCTTTAGCGGCACTGTCTTTGAGCCCTTGAGTGTTTTTTGGTATTTCGTTAGGGCCGCAGTGTTTTGCCTCATCAAGGGAATAGGTAATTACATTGTAAACATAGATTCTAGCAGGGCGGCCTCTTTCATCTATACTTGTTTCTGTTTCATCTATATACACCTGTGTTTGTATTTTAAACCATTTTCTAGTTCCGTTAGCGTCGCTGTCTGCTGTGGCATTTTCAGCAGCATATTCGCTCGACAGTAAGACACCGGTGATTATATTTACAATTGTATCATTTTGATGAAATTGATGTACTCTAGATTTTTCATTAGGAGATAATGTTATATCTGCAGAGTTATTAGTGTCAGTTTTTTGGTCACGGACTTGACTACCGTCACCCATAGGAGCATCTCCGCTGGATCCGCTATCTTCGTCGATTAGGCTTTTTCCTATAGCATTCATTCTGCTGGTATCATTAGCAAAATTGTTTAACAATTCAAAAAGTTGCGAACTGGGCGGCACTACTACTGGGTCAAATTCTCCCTCAGGTGCTGATGCTAGTCCTTGAGATATGGCAACCTGTTCTGCTGGCGTTGTTAGAGAGTCTGGACTTGTGTAGGTTCCTGCTATTACTTCAGCATAGTCGGTTAATTTTTGCGGAAAAGCAATGATGTATCTATCACCTGTAGACAAAACATCGTTGTCTTCAAGATTGGCTATTCTATCGTTTAACGCAGCACTTACAGAATTAACTTCTCCGTTTAGAACTTCGTGAACTGTTCTGCCCACAGCATTTATAGTGGTCATACTTTTATTGACAGAGTCACCCAGTCCAGTTTCACTATATGCAACTGCTTCTACATCGTAGACACTGCCTTGGCCACTAACATTGAATTCCATATTGATTATATTAATCGGAATAAAAATAGGTGCTGTAACAAAATTAGCATCTGTTTCACCGTCTTCGTTCCATCCTGCAAAGTCTATTCTCAAACAGAATGGTACACCTATAACATTGTCATACCCTTGTTCTGTAGCAGATCCTATGATTGCTTGAACAAAATTACCCATGCTGTAGGGTTCTGTTACTTTGAATCTAATAGTAGTTCCCATAGCCAAACCTGTGTTTGAGTTAGGAACGATCACAGCATCTATTTCTAAATCGTCTATGAAATATTCCGCATGATCTCTAATAGGGACTCCAAAAGCAGTAAATGAATTGCCTGCTGCTTCGTCTAATACTTGATAACGGTTGCTGTATTGTCCGCCACCTGAACGAATTATGTATTTGTTAAATCCGTTACTTCTGTATAATTCAGGTCGATTGTATTCGCTAGCACTTAAAACACCTAATGTGAGAATATAATTGAAACTGTTATGATTTCTCAAAGGGTTTGGTATTTTGCTACGGCTGGCGCTTTTGTCGGCAGCTACTCCTACTCCTCTTATTGAATTTCTAAGAGCAGAAAATGTATCATCTACAAAATCTTCTAGATTTGAAGTATCACCTATTTCTTCGATTTCCTGTCTAAGAGTATCAAAATCTCCACCCACAGCAAATGCTAGTTCAGACAAACTTCTAGGTATTACATTTATAATATTTGTAGAAAATTGTTCAAGGTCAAAGTTTCCTATCAGTGAACTCAGTTGTCCAAATGTTGTGCCAGAAGTAAGACTGGTCACAGCCCCAGTGATTCCACTTATTGTGTTTGTAAAATTAGATACTACAGATCCTATCTGTCCAATTTGACCCAGTTGTCCAACTGCTGATCCTAGGCCTGAGGATAACAATTGATTTACGTTTACACTTCCTAGTCCTGAAAGACTTGATATTTGATTAGTTGTGCTTGAAAAATTGTTAGCAGCAGAGCCTATACTTTGAAATCCGTTGGTTATTTCTCTGGCATTGATATTAACAGAACCAATTTGGCTTGCTAAACGTTGTATTTGTGCAGCATCTTGATTAACAGCACCAGTCAAGGATTGTGTATTTGACAAACTAGAATTTAATTGTCTATTTACTTTATTAATTGATGTAGATATGCTTCCAAATTTCAATGCCATATCAGTAACCTAATGTTTTCTTTAAATTATTACCTTGAGGTAGATAGATCTTTGTTCCTGCTACAAAATCATAGATTGGGTCTTTTATAATATCTGGATTTCTCTGAGCAAATACCCACCAAAGTTCTTTTTTACCGTAAAGGTCATATGCTAGTAGATCTGGTCTACGAGTATAGCTGGGAGTTATTTCATATAAAACATCATTACCTGCTACTGGAACAGATCTTGGTTTTAGAATATCTAAATATCCTGACGGATTGATAGGTGTGTTTGCGTATGCTCCTAGATTTTTATTAGCCATTATACAAATCCTTCCGGTCCGTCAACGTGTCTACCTGCTGCAAAGTCTTGTAGGCTAAATCTAGACTGACTGCGTCGAGCATAGTTTGGAGCACAGGTAACTGTGAACACACACTGGGTAGGAACATAATTTACTTTACCGTTTTCTTCTACAGTACAAGGAATATAATCTACGTCTTGCGGAAGGTCTGTGGTAAAGTTTGTGATCAATACTGGAATATTATTGAGAACATAAGTTCCGTAGCCATTTAGTCTTGCTATAAGTGGTGGATTTCCCAACGAACTACTACTGGATCCATAAAACATTTTGGTCATGGTTCTTAGATAGTGTAAACAAGCTAGCCAGTATAATGCGTCAGCTTCATTTTCTTGTATAAATTCTCCAGTCACTGTGATATTGTCAACTTGACTGTTTTCGTAAGCATGATAAACATAGTTTGTATGTGTAGGATGAACCTGTGAATAATTAGCAGTGTGACTGAGTAGTATTGTTGGTGTAAAGGGAAATATCATTCTATTACCAGTACTGCCTAATACACTCAGCACCTCGCCGCCGGTGTCCATAAGTATCTGCGGTACACTTAGACTTACACGCCAATCGCTAGCATCGGCTGTTGAAATATTTGAACTGATAATAGCACGACTGATGTTTCTACTCTGCGGAGCAGCGTTGAATCCTACATTCTGTGCTACGTTGCCTATCATTCTTATAGAAGTACCGATATTTCCAATGCCGCCTCTGCCGCCGTTGATTAGATTGTCAACCACACCCAGCGTGTTTCTTACATTTCTAACAGTGTCACTGATTTCATTTGCTGCTCTTCCGAGAGGATTAGTACTGACCAATGTTTGAAATTGACTAGCACTGCGATTTATATTAGCAGTGAATCCGTTAATGGTTTGGCTTACCTGTCGTATGTTTCCAAACGCATTTCCGATGCTGTTATTAAGTCTGTTAAACCCGCTGAATATTGACATAACCTATTGATCTCCAACAGTATTTAGTTGACAAAATTAACTGCGTATATTATAATAAATAAGTAAACTCCTGGAGGAATAAGTGAGAAAAAGAAATTATCTAAACAATAGAGACATTTTATCAGAAATACACAGATCTAAAAATACGTTTAACAGTTATGTTGACAAAGAATATCATCAATACGATATTATTCTATTTGATGTTAATAAGATTAACATTCGCACAGTAGCAGAAGCAAAACGAAATCGTGCGAAACGAATGGCATTAGAAAATTATGAGACCAGAGCAACAGCAGGCGAAAAGATCAAACTGTCTGAATGCGAGATTGATTATAAAACTATAGAAAAGACAGACGTAATTTTTAGAATTATGACGTTTGATCATGTACCCGACGAGCCTGGTCGTAAGAAGAATCCAAAAACGGTTGCAGACAGTAAGACCAAACTGAACTTTCCGCCCTTTCAGCATTGGAAATACAACGACGCAGGCGAATTAGTCTGTGTAGGCAAGAGTCATTGGGCTGGTGGTATGGAAAACGGATGTTTTTCAAAAGACCACGGAAGAGCAACCAACAAACTTGCTATGATGTGGATGAAGTTGGTGGATCGATATGCTACTCGTGGCAACGTTCGTGGCTATACCTACAACGATGAGATGAAGGGTCAGGCCATACTACAGTTATCACAGATTGGCCTACAGTTTGATGAAGCCAAGTCAAACAATCCGTTCGCATACTATACCGCTGCGGTCACGAACAGCTTTGTTCGAGTGATCAATATAGAAAAGCGTAACCAAAACATTAGAGATGACATTCTGGAGATGAATGATCTTAACCCTAGTTACACCAGACTACATGAAGGTGAATGGGAAGCCAGTGTTAAACGCAATGAGTCAGCTGGTGCTACTGGATTTTCAGACAAATAACAGTTGACTTTTGTCCAACGATATCATATACTTAACGAAACTACGGAGTTTAAATTTGTTTAACAAAGCAGCGGTATTCACCGACATACATTTTGGCAATAAAAACAACAGTAAAGTACACAATCAAGATTGCGAAGATTTTGTAGACTGGTATATTGAGACTGCGCAAGCAAATGGTTGTGAGGTTGGTATTTTTTGTGGTGATTGGAATCACAATCGCAACAGTCTTAACCTCACAACCATGGATGCTGGTATCAGAAGCCTAGAAAAACTTGGCAAAGCCTTTGACAAGTTCTACATGTTCGCAGGCAATCATGATCTTTACTACAAAGACAAGCGTGATATCAAAAGCACTGAGTGGGCCAAGCACATTCCAGGCATCACAGTGGTAGATGAGATCAAGGTGATCGACGATGTAGCACTGGTGCCTTGGTTGGTAGGTGATGAATGGAAGCGTGTAAAGAAGTTAGAGTGCAAATACATGTTTGGACACTTCGAACTGCCTACGTTCTTAATGAATGCCATGGTTCGTATGCCAGACCACGGTGAACTCACAGTTGAACAGTTGGCAAAACCCAAGTATGTGTTCAGTGGTCACTTCCATGCTCGTCAGAAACAGGGTAATGTACACTATATGGGCAATGCGTTTCCACACAACTATTCTGATGCTTGGGATGATCGTCGAGGTATGATGATCCTGGACAGAGCCAACGATCTAGAACCTGAATATATCAACTGGGAAGACTGTCCAAAGTATAGAACAGTAAAACTGAGCCGGCTGATAGATGAACAGTCTACCATGATCAAAAGTAAAATGTATCTGCGGGTAGAACTGGATCTGCCTACCAGCTTTGAAGAGGCCAGCTTTGTTAAAGAAATGTTCATTCAACAGTATGGTTGTAGAGAAATTACACTAATTCCGCAAAAACAGATCAATGAGATCAATACTGATCTGGATATTGCTCAGTTCGAAAGCGTGGATCAGATCGTAGCCAACGAAATTGCTGCTCTAGACACAGAGTCGTATAACAAAAAACTGCTTTTAGACATTTATAGTGGATTAGAATAACCAATGGCAATTAAAATCAAAGATTTAACTGTAAAGAACTTTATGAGTGTGGGCAATCAGACCCAGGCTGTTAACTTTAACAGGGAACAACTGACTTTGGTGCTGGGGGAGAACCTAGACCAGGGTGGTGATGACACTGGTTCACGCAATGGTACTGGTAAGTGTGTTTGTATAAATACTATTGTAAAGGTAAAAAACACTAAAACTGGTGAAATTTACGAAACAACTGTAGGAGATTTATACAATGCCGCGATGGGACAACAATCTAAAAGATAATTGTATTAATATTTTGGATAATGTTATTAAAAACTTAAAACCTGATCGTAGAGAATTAATTCTCTACGAAATTTTATCTTTAGGTATTATTAATAATAAAAAAAAGATTGAGC